CACCTTGTTGGGAGGCAATTCAAAGAAATCCTTACCAATAGTCCTATCATTCATATTACGAATAACCTTACCACTAATTGTGTAAACGGCGTAGTTTTCGCAATCAATATACACATTGTCTGTTTGAATCAACGACCTGAACTTCATTGTAATATCACCAATTTGAATGTCCAAATCACCGTGTACATTTGTGAAATTCACTAATGGTTTAGCAGTATATAGCTGAGTATTAGTAATAGTGCCATTATGTCCAACAGTCAATGTTGTAGTGTCTAAGTATTTATAGGGTTGACATTTGATTTTCACAGTGAAAGATATACATCCATCATAGTTGTATTTATTTTCAAATGTTATTTCAGTAGCAATGATTAAATAATTATGGTCTGGGTCGAAATATGGAACAAACTTAATCCATTCACCTTTACCATAATTAAAAAATCTAGTTATTTCGTTCCTAGCTGTAGACAAAGAACGAGGATTATCACCATGAACTCGACCATCGTAGAAACACTTCAGGTCAAATTCAGTTGGTTCATATCCATCATCGTCGTAAACAAGTTCCCCATCGTATGATAATGGGGAAACAAATGATACACGACGTTTAGGCATAGGGATATCTGGTCGATCTTGAATGTGTACATGAATTGTACTTGACCGGATATCATTTAGAATAAATTCTCCTGGTTTAAAAGTCAATGTCACCAGAATACCTCCTCTCCTTTAGCTCGACGATCTTCATCGTCTAATTGTTTAATACGTTGTTGGATTTCCTTAGCTAACTCTTTAGGGTTAACTGGAGCACCACCATTGTCAACTGTTACATGGATTGAGTACTCTTTAGAAGAATTGTCATTATTAACCACCGTATTTTGTTGTGATTTTGATAATGCTCCATAGTACATAGGTTTAGGCGTGCTTCCAATAAGTTCACTGCTCAAGCCAATCGAATTAGGTTTGAACTTATCGATATTAGATGAATCGATAACTGGAGTTATTACAGGGGCATACGACATGTCATCCATGGCAACATCAAGCATATCACTAACACTATTAACTGCGGTAGATACAGCATTCGCCATATTCTCACCTTGTTTAACGGCATTAGATGCGACTTCATCAAATCCGTCTCTAAATGTCCTACTCATTTGAGTCACTGTCTTAGGCATTTCTTTGTCAATACCCATAGCAACCCCTTGAGGAATGTATTTACCAACAGATTTTGCAAACAACCTTGATGGTGAACGAATATCCGCAGCGGCTCTAGCAGCTTCATTTGCTTTGTCAATAATTCGTTGAGCAGCAGATTCGATAGAACCTACGTTCGCCCAAATACCATTAGCAATACCGGCGGAAATATACCAACCAACATTATAACCTGCAGATTGAGCAGCTCCAGAATATCCTGAGATTGTAGAGATGATACTGTTCATTCCACTAGATACAGTAGATATTGCTTGTTGCATACCACTTTGGAAGCTACTATTTAAAGCAGACATCATAGAGGTAACAATAGATTGGGCTGTTGATGAGAATTGGGTAAATGTGCTAGTCATTTGAGCCGTTGAGCTAGTAATTGTCGCATTAACTTGAGACATACTAGACATGATATTCGCAGACAATTGAGTCATTGTAGATGTCACTGTGCTCATGACTTGACTTAATGACGAAGACATTTGTGCAGCAACACCCTGCATGCTTGATTGAATAACGGACATTACCCCTTGCATACTTTGGGCAACTGTCGCATTAACCATAGTCATAGACATATTAACAGAATCTGATACTTGGATGAATCCGGCAGATACTGCAGCAGCCAATAAAGCAATACTTGTCAACATCGTCGCTTGTACAGTCGTCATACCAACAATAACTGCATTATTCATGGCCATCATACCTACCATAGCAGCTTCGCCCAATTGTTGGAATCCCGTAGCTGATGTGGTTAATGATGTAGCAAAAGTCATTAATAGAGTTTGTACATTTAGTATTGACGTACCGAGAGTATCGAACAATACTGGCAATAATTGCATAGATGTTCCCAGCATTGTGACAGCATTTTGAATTCCAACGAATGCTACTGTTACAGCTTGAAGGGCATTCCCAACTATTATAATCTGAGAAGCAAAAGCCATGAAAGCAGTTGCTACGACTGTCAAACTTAGTTGTAATTGTTGGATTGGGAGTACTAACGCAATAAATGCAGAAGATACTGGGGTTATAGTACCAGATATAGTGGTTAGACTTGTACTTAAACTATCGAATGATGTTGTGACTGTAGGAATACTAGCCGATATCATAGATAATGATGTCGACATTTTCGCAAACGCTACTGTTATAGTTACTAGACCAGACGCAGATTGACCTAAGGTCGTACATACCGTAGCAAGATTTTTAATATCTTCTGTAAATCCTTGTAGATTACCAGTGTATGCCGCAGATACTAGTTTTGCAACTTCCACAGTTAGTGACGCCAATCCAGTGGCAGCTGATGTTGCATGTTCTCCAACCAGCTTAACGCCTTCACCGAACAATTTGAAACCTTCACCGAATGACTTAGCAGCATCTCCAACCGATCTAATAATATCCGCAACACCAGAAAGTGCTGTTTTAATAGCAGTGCCAATTGATTCGAATATTTGTCCAACACCCTCAAGTGCCGTCTTAATAGCTGTACCAACTGATTCAACTACGGTTCCTACACCTTCTAGAGCTGTTTTAATAGATGTTCCGACAGACTCAACTACAGTACCAACTCCTTGTAGAGCGGATTTAATAGCTTCGCCAGTAGATGAGATAATATTGGCAACTCCATTTAATGAATCCACAAATCCTTGAATAAATGCTTGGATTGTTTGTCCAATGGTTTCAACAATATTCGAAATAGCCGTAAGAACACTGTCAATAACATCAGCAATAGATCTTATTACGTCAGCGATTGAAGTAACTATGGCAATAATTGCATCAGCAATAGGTTGAATTATTCCCGGTAGTGATTCAAATAATGCTTTCAAAGCATTCATCAATGGTGTAAATACTGGCTCAATAGCAGTTGCCAAATCACTTAGGAATGCAATGATAGCATCTTTAACTGGTTGTAATATTTCAACAACTTTAGCAATTAATGGACCAATCAAACTATCTAATACAGGCAAAATAGTATCTAAGATGACTTGACCTAATTGTGTAAGAGCTGGTACTAATTTGTCTTTAACATTGGTTAACCCCTTTGCTAATGACTCAATTAATTTCACGGCCAACTCTAAACCAGTTTGAACCAGGATGTCTATATTCTCCATAAGAGCTTTACTCATTTCCACGAGCATCTCTACAGTTGTTGTTATTAACTCCGGCACATTTTCTTTAATACCTTTGATAATCCCAATTAATATTTTTACCCCTAGTTCGGCAAATTTAGGTATTAGAGTTATTAATCCATCGATCATTGCACTAACAGTTGCAACAATAGCGGTAACTATCGTTGGCGCATTTTGAGCAATTGATGTAACCAAAATCATAAAGCTATCAACAATCATTCGGAATGATTCTGGAGCTATACGTACAAGCTCTTTAATAGCCATAGTAAATGCTAGGAATCCTAGACCGGCGATTAAAATAGATGTCGATGCCAATATGGCAGATACACCAAAAGTTATCAATGTGCTAGATAACAGCATTAATCCAGGGCTAACTGCTTGAGCTACTGCGGCAGCGGCCAAAAGAATAGCTAAGTTACCTGCGAGAGCCAATAACGATACTCCTACTGCAACTAAATTTAATGTTGATAATAGGGCTATCGGTGCGGCTATAGCCATCAAACCTACGCCCAAAATAACTAATTGAGCGGCACCTCTCAGACTACCAAATTTATTAAGGATTGCACCAACGGCGGCAAGAGCGGCAAGAGTAGCCACAATAGCGCCTGTTGCGGCGAGGATCGATTGCCATGGATGTTGAGCAACTGCACTCAAAGATTGTCCGATTGACCACATAGATGCAGACATGGTACCTAGTGCCCCCAATGCCGCAGTATTAGGATCGATATTCTTGATAAGTTTCAATACCAATACCATCGCGCCGATTGTTATTAGAACTGCACCCAATGCAATTGCTATTTGTGGCCAAGGGATTGCTCCCACAGAAGTTAAAGTATTACCGATGTTATATAAAAGCGTTCCATAGCTGTCAAACACCAAACGTAGTCCAATAACTTCTTTGATATCATCTGCAGATTTACTTAATAATTTTATGGTTACTCCCATAGAAATAATAACTGCAGAAATACCTGCTGCAGCGGCCAACATACTTGCCCAGTTTACACCACTTAATTGGGATAAACTGTTTGTTATAACAACAAGCATTCCCGTTAAAAGGAGCAATGAAGTCATAGACTGCATATTTAACTTAGTTTTGTTCATGAAATGCGCAGCTAATATAAGGCCACCCATAATAGCATAAACGGATGTCAACGCCTTAACAATAGATAGTAATGGCATGGCAGCAAGAGGTTCCATTGCTTTAACTATCAAATATACAGAACCACCAAGAGTGATCAATGCTATAGCAGATCCTAGATTAATTTTAGCATTCTTCATTAAATGTGCCAAACCAACCAAAGATATCATTATTGTCTCTACAACGACTAACGATACTGCTATTTCTGCTAAGGATAGATGGGCTATGTTTTCCATAGCTTTTACTATGATATAAACAGACCCAGCAAATATAAATAGAGACATCATAGCGCTCATATTTACTTTAACACCCTCTATGACTTTAGTAGCTGCGGCTAGAGAGATTAATAGAGTAGTAACTGCGGCAGAACTTGCCAACATGGCCAAAATATCTAACTGAGCAAGAATTGACACCGAGTTTACCAATAATCTAATAGCCCCGGCGAATGCAATTAATCCAAACATTGCGCTCATTTTGATTTTAACGTCTTTAAGACTTTGTGCCGCTTTTACTAACCCCCACATAAGCAGTTCTGTTGCGGCAACTGCGGGAATCATCTTCTCAACATCTAGTTTAGCTAGAGCTTTGACTGACATAACCAATACACGAACAGCAAGAGCAAATGTTATCAAACCGAACATTGTTCGCATACTTATGGAAACATCTTGGGTCTTCTGAGCGACTTTAACCAATGAATAAATCAATAATTCTGTCGCTGCCATAGCAGGAACTAGTTTTTCAATATCTATATTAGCAAGAGCTTTTATAGACATAACTAAGATACGTACGGCAATGGCGAAAGCGATTAATTGCCCCATGCTAGCTTCTGTACCTTTAACTTGATCCATTGCCTTCATTGCTTTAACAAGGGAATAAATAACAACGATAATTCCACCGGTAGCTGTTTGCAATTGATCGGCCGGTATTTCGGCCAACTTAATCATTGCTGATGCCATTATTCGAATAGCAATAGCAAAAGCAATCATTGTTGTGGCAGCTCCTGCTGGTATTGACTGCATTGCAGTTAGAACTTTAAGCATCTTCATAAGACCCGCCATAGCAAATCCCATAGATAAGATACCTTTTGATAAATCTTTCATATCAATTTTAGATAATCTATCAATGGACAATGCCAAAATACCCAAAGCAACAGCAATCATTAGCAATGATCCAATTTTAACACTTTGAGTGAACGAGTTAATGGTCCCTTGTAAAGATGTGAAAACACCTTTAACTTCGTCGATTAACCCAGTAGCTTGTTCTTTACCTCCGCTAAACATTTCTTTAAATTTATCGAAGACTAGATCAACAATACTACCTTTAGAATTCTTGAATTTAAGCCATTTATCAAATGCAAATAATCCGATTAATGCTTTTATGATACTAGATACATCGAAATCTACAAATGCATTCTTCAAAGCAGAATATCCAGCTTTTACTCCAGAAGCCAATGAACTCCAAGCGGAGGATACAACAGATCCTATACTGTTAATAGCATTTGACAATTTGTCTCCTGCTTTTGCCAAGATATCTGAAGCTCCAGAGAATATAGATTCAGCATTTCCAAATGGATTAGCTAATGTCTTAAGTTTGGAAAATACACCAGCAAATGCAGAGCCAATAGCAGAAAGAACTTTACTAATAGCTCCTCCTATTTGTTCAAACTTATTAGATGATAATACAAATTTTTCAATAGCTTTAACAAATGTCAAAACTTTACCAGTTACATCAGATAATGTAGTGGCAAAAGATACTAATCCTTTACTATCTCCAAATTTAGAAAATCCTCTTAAAATATCTTTGATAACAAATATAACTATTCGACCTAAAGTAACAATAATATTGAATACGTTAGCAATTGTTTTACCAATATGATAAAACACAATATGAGCATTGTCACTTGATCTTATAGCCTCCATAAATCTTGCTATAGAATCCGCGGCTGTACGAAGAGGCATTAATATACTTCCAGAAGCATCGCCTACAGCTTTCATACCGCTGAATATGGTTTTAAACGCCCATCCTAATGTAACAAATGTTTGGCCAACCATCTTACCAATAGAATTAACAGTTGTGAAAAAATATGTGTTATTTTTCAAAGCAGATGTTACATTTTCTATTGCTTTTGTAAAAGAATAAAATGTTTGAGCAGACTGTTTGTAATCCCCAATTACGGAACGAAATCCTTCTCGGAATTTAGTCATTGCGCCAAATACAATTTCAAAACTGTTTTTAATAGAATTGAATAGTGATTGTTGACCACCCATATCTTTCCATGTTTTGAGCATGGCATTCCGATAGTTACCAAGACTACGAGTAATCTCCAAGACACTATCATAATATTTACCTTGTTCATCAGAAATGAATGGGTTTACAATATCACCGATACTCGTCCATAAATCCTTAGCTTCTTCAAATCCACCCAGGAAATATTCCCAGGTTGTTGCCCAACCAGAACCGATTGCTTCTTGAACGGTATCGACCAATTGCCCGAAGGATTTAACTTTTGTTGCGGCGTCTAACATAGATTGGTCTTCAGAGAATTCTCTAAGAGTTTCCAACAATACTTCTGAAGTCAACCAGCCATCTTTAAGGGAATCACGGAAAGATTTAGTCATGTCTCGAGCATGACCAAGTTTTTCAGCGGTTTGTGTTAATCTATCCTGAAATAGTTTACCACCCATACCAGCATTAACTACTGAGTTCCAGTCCTGAAGACCTACTTTACCAGCGGCCAAAGCTTGAGATAACTGATACATCGCCATAGATGCTTGTTGAGTGTTTGATCCTGATGCTGCTGCCAAGTTGGAAATACCTTGGATTGCAGTAGCGGATTTGTCCAAACTTACACCCGCAGCGGTAAAAGTACCGATGTTTCGAGTCATATCAGCAAATGAATAAATAGTTTTATCCGCATAGTCATTAAGAGTTTCCAAAGCACCAGAAACTTTTCGCATACGAGTTGAAGAATCTGGAATTTCCCATTCAGTATTGGTCATGATTGTTTGAATAGAACCAAGTTTATCTTTGTATTCCGCCAAACCATCACCATAACCTCTGAAAAATTGTCCAGTGAAACTCATAGCTTTTTGCATCATTCCGCCTAGCACATTCCCCAAAGCAATATCCATAATAGATAATGAGCTTTGTACTGAACTTGCGGCCTTAGAAAATGCGTTTGAAAGTGGACTAGCATCGAATCCCGATACTTTTGAGTTTAAACTATCAATGGATTTAATAGAGTTTGGAAATCCATGATGATTATCTGCCTTTTGGAAAATACCTTTTAACCTAGATAGAATGGATGATGTAGTTGCGGTTTTACTTGCAACATCCGTATTCATTCTATCAATGGATCTACCAGCACCTGACATATCAATGCCATCAGCACTTCGGTTAAAAATTCCTTTAAGGCGAGATAGTAATCCCTCAGATTTTGTCGTTGATTTTGAAATTGTGTCGGTCATCTCGGACATATCTGAAGCTATGTTTTTAGTCGCGTCTTTACCATTAACTGTACTAAAAGCTTTTTTCATTTTCTCAAGAGCAGATACAGTATCTTCGGCATTCTTAGAAAAACCTTTGTTATCTAAGGTGACTTTTGCGACTTTTTCATCTACATATCCAGCCATAATTTACCTTTCTACATTCTAGCGGATGGGTTTGTTTTCATAACAAACTTTTCTCGTTCTGCCCAAATACGATCGAATTCTTTACCATTATTATGTTTATCAGCAGTCCATAATTTTTCGGATAAAGAATCGTATTTCTTAATATTTTCAGGGCTCATTCCGATTTTATCTTTACGTTGTCTCTCTTGAACAGATAAAGTATAGAATTTTTTAGCGTCATTATAACGAGGTTGACCTTTTATAGGTTTGGCGTTTTTTGCATCGAATTGTAAAGTTGGTTTAAATAAAGAAGAAAATTTCTTTTTTAAACTCCTACGACCCCATTTCATACCTTTAATCCCGAAGTGTTCAATTACATCTTGGGATGATTGGATAGAGTAATAATCCATAAATTATCCTTTCTATTTTAGATAGTCCTCTAAAACTTTATTAATAGTTTTCTTGTATACCGAATTAATAGCTTCGTCAATATACGGTCTCGGAGGAACATAACCTCCCGTACCGGTTCCATGTCCATAATGCAGAATTATGGCAATGTTAACTCCATCATTAATATTAGTATTGTAAATTTCTAGATCCTGACCTCGTGATGTTTGCACAACTCTATACCCCCAAGAGTTTGCAGTTAAACCAGACTTTTCTGGTGTTGCATCTCGTAAAGCATTAACGATGGCTTTACCTAAAGGATCTAAATCGGATTTACGAGGTCTTTTTAAAAACTTTTCTAAATTTCCGAAATCTCCAGAAACATGAATACCCATTACAATCATCCTTTCATACGCTTAGCAGCGTTAATGATTTTTTTCTGTTTATCTCGGTCAGCAAGTTTTTTATTATTTGCAATTCGAGCAATTTTATTTTCGATTAGAGCATTATTCTTAACTCGTTTCAATTCTTGTTTAGAGTCCGAATATTCTTTCTTTAAAAGTCGCTTGTTGTATTTGTATTCTTTTTTAGCAGAACGAGAACCTCGCATAGCATCTAAAGTTGCTCCACCAGCAAGCGCACCAATACCATAATTAGTTAAATCAGAATTCCTCGATATAAGTCCTAATCCTAAGGACGCAATACCACTACCTCTTAAACTTTTGGATAGTAGGGTAGGCTTTCGACCCCTGTATTCGCTTTTTATTCTTTTGTATTCTTTTTTATACGTTGAATAATTACGTAGACGATTTCCAAGATATCGGGTTCTTACTCCCCATTTCATTCCTTTAATTCCAAAATGCTCAATAGTCGAACTGTAAGAAATTCCTATATAATTATCCATTCATTTGTCTCCTCCGTTCTTCCATTATTTTTCTATTTCGAATAACCTGATCATGATGCTCTGCCATAGCTTCTGCTCTTGTCATTTTCTTAGGTGGTTCTTGAAGTGAACCTACACAATTCAATAGCATTATCAGTTTGTTAAGATTTCTATTTTCCCAATCAAACGGAACATGGTTTAAAGCCATCATGGCATAAATTATCTCAGATGTAAATATTTTCTTTCGATGATATCCTTTAGTGGGTGATGAACTTTTTTGAATAACGGTCGCTGTAGGAGTGTATGAAAAATAGTCTTTTATTTTTATAAAATCATTTTCGGTCAATCGATTCATATCAATATCTTTGTCTGCCATCATGGTAATAAAGTCGAGCAACTCTTCTCGAGAAATATTGGCTTCATTGTCAATGAATCTTTTACGATATTTCATTTCCCATTTGTCAATATTTTTTAAAGTATAATAAAAAGTCACAGTCTCTTCGGGAAATTCATAGAAACATTCATTAGCATCGTCCCACATTTCTTGTTTTTCTAGCGTTATTGTTAAAAATTCACACATATCCACACCTCAAATAGTTTATAAAAATAAAAAGAGGCGTGTAAAAATCACGCCCCAAGATTATTTTGCTCCGTTCTCCGCTTTGTTCAAACCACGAATATGGGCGGTAACTCCGGAAACAAAGTTTTCCAAGACTTTACGTGAATCATCATGGAAATCTTCAATGAGTGCTTCATACGCAAGAGATTGTTTGAAATCTTCACGAATCTGCTCATTCTTAATAAAGCGTTTTCCATCTTCAGATTTAAGACCATAGGCAGTCAATACAAAATCATTAAGCAAATCATACATAGGTTGAACTTGCTTATCTTCGATAAGTTGATTAATGTATTTTTCCATGTTGTCACTGCCGTAACGTTGTTGGAAAGCTAGCAGCTCCATACGGTTAAGATTAAAATACAATTCTTCTGTCTGAGTGTTTCCATCGAAATCTTCATATGATACTTTTTGTTTTAACATAAGTCAATACCTCCATTTAAATATTATTTAAGCAAATCAATAATCTCAGCTGGCAAAGGAAGACGAGCATCTGCAGCTTCAGTTCCGTAAAGGATATCTTCAATTTTCTTAAGCTTTTCAGCAGGAGTTGTAGTTGAGTTGAATGTCAATACTGATGATGGTTTAGCCCCAGGTACAGCAACAGGAGTTGATGAAATGCTCCATGATGGATTTTGTGGTTCCGGACTGTCATTCACAGTTGAATGAGAGCGTTCAGAAGGAGCAGCTTTACATCCATACCAGATATGTAGTTTGTAACCATAGTCGTTACCTTTGATGTCGTTACCAAGGATTGATTTGTAAGCAAAGCCGAATGGACGGCGAGTTTGTTGGTGAACAGTAAGACCTTTAGAAAGTTCTTTCATCCCATCACATTTGTCAAATTCGACAGGAGATGAGAATGCTTCGATAGTACCTTCAAATTTTTCAGCACCTGTTAGTGACAAGTAAACCATGTTATCTGCATATTGGTCATTTGATTCAGCACCTGATGGTGATTCATTAGCTGCAGTAATACCGTTCCAAGCTACACCTTTAGGATATGATCCATCATCAGCCTGCGGGAACAAAACCGCGTTGGAGACACCAGTCTCATAAAAACGTTTTCCTAGTTCATCGAATACTAGTTTAGCCATTTGTAATTCCTCCAGAATTTATAGTCATAATAGTATGGTTCATATTTTCAGCTATGAACTCATTGTTATATGTACAATATTGATTTTCGAGTAGTTTCTCAACAACGGGAGATTCCACTCGTTTATCAATAATTGTCAATTGGTACGAAGTATGCATATGATATTGAATATCATCAGCATGTCGTTGGTGAATTCCTTTGCGTCGATAAATGATACAAGGGTATTCTAATTTTACGTTTGCGATGGGGTTATAATAAACGTGGTACCTCTCACCAGTTTTTTCAACAGCTTTTAGGATTACGTTATGCATTTCAAGTCGGTTGTTCTTGTTCATTATAAACCCCTCCCAAACTAACAACAACTCGAGGAGGTCGTATATCAAAGCTTTCCACTTTCCATTTGACCCCCTGAAATTCAATATACATTAAATTCGAGATGTGTTCATTTAAAAATTGATTAGCGACAATTGACAGCTGGTTGGTAATGCGAACATTATCAATTGTTGATTTGTCGCTATTTTGATGTTGGTAACGATTGCTCACCACACTCCCTTTGATAGCCTTAACGACTACGGTAGGTTCATAGACACCAGGTTCGGTTTCTACATCATCAATTCTAAAACCAGCTTTTCCGCTAAACTTCATGAATTATCCCCCAGGTACGTTTGTACGAGCAGCTTCAGATCCAGCAGAGCTTCCAGCAGCAGGTTTGAAGTATACTGCAGATTTAGCACGGGTAAGGGCACCAGACAAGCGAGTTTCGATCAAGTATTTTTGTTTGTTGTAGTCGATATCAAAGTGTTCGAATGTGTTAACTTCACCACCACGGTTTGTACCGATTTGGTAGTCAGCAAGGTTAACCATAATCATTTCGTCAGGTTTCAAGAAGTTTGTTTCAACAATTTCAGCTACGCCGAACAATGAAGCAAGATATTCTTTAGTAGCAGGTTGTTGTCCACCGAATACCCATTGTTCGTTCTTGTTACGAAGGAAACGAAGTTTTGTCAAGAATAGAGGGTTCATGTACAATGATGGAGTACCAGAACCAAGCATCTTAGTCTTTTCTTCAGCTACAGTTTGGAATACGTCAAGCAGCAAGTTAGGGTTGTATGTAGATTTGATTGTGTAGAAGTCTTCATCTTTGATAATAGGACGAATCTTATCTTCTTTAATCTTGTTAGCATCACCAGTGTTACGACCATCAGAAACAAGAATTGCTTGTGCAATTTCATCATTCAATTTAATACGCATTTCTTGTTGGAAGAATGCAGCAACATTAAGTTGTTGACCAATATCGATTTGGTCGTCACGGTCAATTGATTGCTTTTTATAGATTGTTTGTGGGTCAGTCTTACGAGACAAGAAAGAAATAATTTGTTCTTTCTTTTCAGATCCTTTGATGTAACCTTTAGCACGAAGTTGTTCGTCAGTCAAGTCAGAAAGGTCTGTCATGATTGATTTAACGAATGCAGTTGGTACTTTTGTTACACGGTTAAGAATATGCTCAGTAGCAGTGTTAGGTGAGTAGATTACTTGTACGCCACCTTGAAGCGCATGATCTGGGAAAAGTTTGTCAATGTTATTCATTGAGTGTTGTAGGGTGTCACCGCCATCCATTTCCGAAAGCACTTGACCTAATTTACGACCAGATTTTTGTGCAGTCTCAAGGGCAGTCTCAAGAGAGTGGCGAATTTCATTTTCAGCTTGTACATTTTGTCCAAATGCATTGAATTTCATTACTTGTCCTCCTAGGGCAGATTGTTCTAATTCTGTGTTTTCTTCTTCATCTTCGTCAGCTTCAGCAAGTTCGTTCAAAACTTCTCCAACACTGGTATCTACGGCATTTTCAAAGTCTTCAGCAATTGCAGCTTCATGTTGTTCCAAGGCTTCGTTTACAGCAGCTTCGGTAAGAATAGCAACTGCTTCTTGTTGATCTTCATTGAGAGTTCCAAGAACTCCATCCATGATATCAGTAGCTTCGCCTTCGTCAGCGTGTTGAATACGGTCGAATAGACTAATACGTTCTTGTCCAAGCAATACATCGTTTGCTTTATGTAAAAGTTCATTACTTTCCATTATAATAATTTCCCCTTCATTAGGATTGTCCGAGTGTTGTAACACCTCGGTAATAACAGCACCTGGGTTTGCCCCAGCGATAACGAGAGATACTTCATAGATATTACCATGGACAACGTCATTTTGCGGTGTACGCTTAATACGATTTGCACCAATAGACATTGACCAGATATCCCCATGTAGTACTAGTTCTTTCGCGCTTTTGGCTTTTGGAGTATCATTGAAATATCCTTCACCATAAACGCCGTCATCCGCATGATGCAAAATAACATGACCAATAACGTTCTCTGGAGTGCTATGATCATGAGACCACACCAAAGGAACCCTTTGCCCATTATTATCTTTAAATGCACCATGTCGAATAATAACACCGTCTGTACAACGAGTGTCGTTACGAGTTACATAACCCGCAAAATCATACTTGGGATGCTTATCCATTATACGACATTTCCTCCATCATTATTTGCCGCCATTTTGAAAATCTTGAGGATACTCTTCTTGGGGGTATTGAGCATAATCTTGTTGATCTTCAGGGGACCCGACAGACCCAGGGATAGATACATCTTGACGAGCATCAGAGATGTTTGGATTATACAATTGATCCGCCATAGGGTCGGCAATAGGACCGTACCCAATAACTGCACGAAATTCATTAGAAGTAAGAATTCTGTTACGTAACAAAGAATCACCAATTGTAGCAAGTTGACTTGTAGGTACCAATTTGAATGGGTCACTATAAGATACAATACGATGACCTTGGGTATACCCAGTCTTTGTTATGAATTTTCTTTGGAATTCCTCTTGAATACGTGTAACAATAGGATCAATTGTACGAGTATAATAATTCTGCATTTGTTCTGCATTAGCAGTACCATCAAACACCGCTTTTGTTAAACCAATTTGACTGAGTAATTCGTCTGTCAAATATTTAATCTCATCCATAAGATTTGAATTAATTTGTCGGTTTAACTGAGTGATTTTTTCATCGGCAGTTATGTATGCAATCCCTAAATTAGAATCTTGGAGTTGCTTTTCAATGTCTTTAACACGTTCATCTGCCTCTTTACGTCGAATGTCATTTCTGACAGGAACAGGTAATTGAAGAATCATATTCCATTTATTAGCAACTGCATCGATATCTTGTTTATCTAAAATAGATAACTTCTGAATCAATCGGTTCATGGTTGGATTATCTGTTCCCAAAATATTAGCTAATGGATTTTCGATAATAGCACACATTTTCTTAGGCACAATTACCTCAGAAAAATCACCTTTTGATTCGTTATACAGTTTAACCCTAACTTTGGTAGGAAACCATTCCAAAATTTTACCTACCCGCATAGATTTAATATCATATGAATCCGATTGAGTAGGATCTAGAGTAGCTTCTATCGGAACAGCAGCAACAACGCCTTCATCAAATAGCGAATAAACTAAATCATGAAAGAAATCCGTTGCCGATTGGTCAATATTCATTTCGACTTCAAATAAACGTTGCAGAGCCGAACCATACTGAACTGTTTGGTTCTCTTTATCCTCCGCCAATTTTACATGTTGAAATTTAACCATGCTAGCATCCATAGCAATCCTATTGAATATCATAGATGAGATAGAAGCTCTAGCGTATGATCGCATAGGAATAGAATTGTTAGGGTTTAATGCTCTCGGTTCAGAGGATAACTGAAAAACCGGTTGCGTTTCTGTTAATGATGTTGGATCATTTCGGTTAAACATAGACCAGGCATGTTGTAAACCATCAGTAAAAATACTCATAGTATTAATCAGCCTTTCTATTCGAATAAATCTAGATTGCGTTTATAGGCAACCCATGCGTCAATTAAGGCAGCAACATTATCGATCTTTTCATCCGAACGTCGTTTTGATAATTTATAGTTTCCATTATTATCTTGAATAGCTATGGCATTTCCCATAGCAAACTTCATAAGTTCTTCATCAAAAATCAACAGTCGTTCCATAGCAAGGTTCTTAAGTTCACCCATAGGAACAGACTCTGTTTTAGCCCCCTGTATAACTTTTTCGACACCAAATTCACCATTATCACGAATCCATCTTTCAACAAATTCTCTGGCATTATATGGGTCATAACCAAAAGCATATACAGTATATTTATGTTCGTAAATCATAGAGTACAAATCATCATACACTTTATTCATATCCAAAATAACTCCGTCCATGACTATAAGAGTTCCTTCGGAAATAAGTTCATCATATTTATTTCTCATGGCAGAAGTTAGTTTCTTAAGTTTTGATTCACAAACATATGAACGAGTTTTAACCCCGTATCTTCCTCGTCCAAGTGGAAATAAAAATGTAAATGCACAGAAGTCATCACCTTGAGATAAATCGGCGCCAAGGGCACATTCCATACCGTCAAAGTTTTGAGGTCTATGAGGTATAGTTTCTTCATAAACAAAGAAATATGTATACCCTTCAACTGGTATACCAAAACGTTTAGCTAAAGTATCCGCTCTGGTAGCAGGTTGATTTTCTGCACGTTCTACTTCATTTCTATAAGTTTCATAGGAAACAGTGGCTCCTAAATTTGGGTTTGCCTTAAGCCATAATTCAGGATAGGCAACTTCCCTAACGTCATCTAATCGATAGTACCAAATAGACACATGAGGGTTGAAATATCGACCCTCTAAAATATCTACTAACTCCATCTTGATAGTATCACCAACACCATCACGAGCAGTTCCTTCGGAAGATGTCGCGATTATGAGATAATTATCATTCTTAGAAGCACCTTGTTCAATTGCACCGATAACGTCTTCTTTTACTTCTCCAGAGAGCCACTCATCAACAGAAGCATACTTACAACGAAGCCCTTGAAGTTTATCTATTGACATAGGACGAATTTCAAATAAGCTATTCGTTGCAAAATTCTCAACACCCTTTTTAGTAGATGCAAGTAATTGCTTTTTAGTTAAATTCCCAGTCATTTTGGACCCTTGTGTCATATAACTAATTAACGGACCTTTTGCTCTACTCAACGCAGTCCTAAAAGGACCCATAATTTCTTCCGATTGTTTCATTGTCGGCGAAGTAACTATTTGGTGAGTCGTTGCAGTGTCAATCAATAGCATGTATGCTTGCATGTATGTTGAGTATAACGATTTAGCGGCTCCACGCCCGACAATAAGATATTGTTTGGTGGTGAGTCGCTTAAATTTACTTTTAATTTCCCATTTACCAAGTTTAGGATTATATACCTTATCCTCGGAAATGTAGAACCAAGCGAGGGCACATTCTGCCCATAATTTAAAGGACGGGAGTAAAGTCACATCACTTCCGTCTGTTAGAGTCATTTCATTTTCGCAAAATCTAACAAAGCCTTCAATCGCTTGATTATCGTAGTAATAATCCGGTGACTCAATTAAGAAGTCAATACGGTTCATTTCTAGAGACACCATTCGATTTACCGGAATCTCACCTCTAAGAACTGCTTCTTTGAACTTCATGTATTCTTCCGGATAAGCTTTATTGGATAATACCAAAACGTTATCTCCTATTTTCTAAATAGTCTACCAATTTCTTGAACTTCGTGCCCAATATTTATATTGTCGTAATGATTAGCTTTAAGGTTTTTAGCAGCTGATATTGCGGCATTTGTAAATGGACTATAATGCGAAGGTTTGTTTTTCATCAAATCATTGGTTAATGTTTTAACTCCGGTGTCTACCACGGAGTTAAGTACAGAGTTTCCGACTGCTTTACCAAATGCAGTAACTCCTCCTCCACGTTTCTTAGCATTAATAGCATTAGAACGTTTCATCTGCTCAGCGAAGTCATTCTCCAATCGGAGTCGTCTAGTGGCTTTTTCCAAATCTTTTGAGGTCATCTTATGCATGTTTCCATACTTATTTTGCCATGCTTTTAAAGCAGCCTTATGCTCTTTCTTAGCACGTCTAGCCTGACCAAATCTAGAGTTAGAATACCACTTTCTTACTCCCCATTTCATTCCTTTTACACCGAAGTGTTCAAAGGAATCTTCTTGAATGTCGTCAATCGCTTGGAGCAGTTTTTGGTGATTGCTCATTAAACTCCTCCTTTTGAATGATTATACGATGAGCAGTAGATTGTAAAGATTTTTCTAATGAAGATAATACACTCCCTGTTGGAGGATCAAATTTGATTCGAATGTTGAGATAGACATATTGCTTTATTAAACGAAGCATTTGAGGATCAGGGTCATCCAATAATTGGTCCCATTTTGAATCATTACCCATGGTGAAAGATTTATTCAATCTTACCAATTGTGATAGTTCTCCAATCACTCCATCCAATTCCATAATAAGTCTAGAATCAAATCCTGTGTCTTCTTCAGAAGCAAAATCCAATACAGATTTTACATCTTGTAGAATTGTCATATCCACCTCACCATAATTTAGTATCTCCAGCATGTCTTTCGACATATAACGATTCAGGGGTTACTTTCTTATAATGAATTATTGCGTGTGTATCGTATGAAGTAGTTATAAGAAGATCTGGATTTAAGATTATATCTTCTCTCCATTCTAATATATCGTCTTCTGTTAATGGAATCATATGATGGACAAGTAATCGTCCTTCGATATTGACTCCTGGCACACCTAGATCATAACCCATATCTCTAGCGATAACATAATCTCTAAGTTCGCGCCAAAGTTTGCTTCGATAGAATCTATTCGATATCTCTCGAGGTGATTTATATCCCCTGTTTATTAATGACAGATAATTTAATCTATCACCAAATGAATCAAACGTTATCAGCTTAGAGTAACTCAAATCCTGTAAAACTTTTCTATCAGTTGTAAGTAATGTCATAGTTCTGCCGAAGGAGCATAACCTCGAATTGCTGCAATAACAGCCTCGCTGTCTCCTTTTCCTTTTACTTCACTATCAATCAAATTAATTTTAGATTCATTGAGTTTCTTCTTAGCTTTTAAATTTTCCAACTGGATTTCGCTTTCAATTGTACCATGACGAAGTAAAGCATTTAAAGTACTTGGAGCAATAGTTCCATCTTCTAACTGTTTTTCTGCCAAGTCAAATGCTTTCTTCGTTAATTGTTGCATTCTGCCTTCCGGAGTAAATGCTTGACGAATAACATAATCGTCTTTATTATTTTTCTTCCGGGGCATTTTCTACTACCTCCGGTTTTTCCTGAAGCTGACGAAGAACACGGACAGCATCTTCGATATAATCTTCCGCTTGATCTGCCGTTAGATTAATTTTAATTTCTTTTGCAAAAACTAAAAGTTTATCTAAAGCTGCTCGTTTCTTCTCAGAGTTTGGAACTAATGCATTGTCTAAAGAGGAAACAATAATCATTGCACGTTCCGCCAAAACAGTCACTGCTTTGTTATTAGTTACTGTTCCTAGATACTTTACAAGTTCCAAAACTACTGGAGCAACAAAAATTACCAAAGTCACAATATTAATAATTTTATCAATTACCATCTTTTATCTCCTTTTGTCGCTGTTCTTCAATATAGTCATTTACCATTCTGGTTATGTATGAGTTTCCACCTTGTTGTATGTAACTGTCATACAATGACAATACCTCAGAAACAGATAGTCTCCCAGATTGTATTCCAGTAATTATTTGTAGGCGCAAAAAATCTCGGGATTGAGTCTGTTGCATCTCTTGAAAACTTAAAGTTAAGGCTTTCATTGAATTTTTGATAGATTCAATTTCCTCATTTTGCTTCTTTTCCAAATTCTGCCATAAGCGTTTGAAAACTCTGGCACCAAAACCTACAGTAGAAGCGCCAACGCCAAAGTAAACACCTATCTGAGATAATACTTCAGGAGATAAAAGCCAATGTATTAGTGCTTTTACATGTTCCATGTTCTCTGGAGACATGTTTTACCTCCTTTTACAATAGTTAGGCCACCCTTCTATAAACAAGAATTCGAGTTTTAACCCACTCCGGGGGTATTTTAGAGTGGTGGGGCGATGCAGGGGGGTCGGAATTTTTCGCGACCCTCCCCCTATGGGGTCGCTTTTTAATTTTTCCATTTTAGGATGTTGGTAGACGAATCGGTGTAGAAGTATCTGGTTTGCAGACTGTCCAAACGTCTTCGATAGGTCCTTCATCAATAATGTAATTAATTGCAGTAGCATGTAATTGAGCAACTTCAACTTCATCTAAAGCATCATCAGTGTTGCCAAGTACTTGTGCTAATAGTTCTGGTGTGTTGTAGCCTTGCTCACTATCCCAACGTAACCATTCATCATAGTTGTCAAAAGGATTGAACGGATTGTCATAAGTTGTCAACATAGTATCGACAACTGTAGTTTCTTTAATGTAATCTAAGTCCATAGTTCTCTCCTTTCTATACTAGATTCTGTACAGTAGACACACTAACACCTAAAGCTTCCGCTACTTCGGCATAGGTTCTACCATTCTTAAGCATTCCTTTAGCTCTGTTAGCGGTGGCAAGAGACATAGAGTCTTCCTTCTTAGGTGTGGCTAACTGTTTAAGCCTATCTGAGTCTGAGAATCTAATGATGTCAGTAAGTATCTTAGTACTTACAGCACCAGACTGAATAGCTTTCCATTCATCAGGCTCAATAGTAATCCTAGAAGACGCACCATCTGCACCTGTACGAACTCGAGCAGCTGCAATAGCCTGTTGTTTAAGCTTCTTGAGCTGGTCTTTCTGCATGTCTGGAGTACGTTTCTCCGCAATGACCTTGTTAGCAATGAGCTGTGCCTGACGTTCTCTAGGTGAGTTAGAGAGAGCAATGTTAAGTTTGTTCTGTAGAGAGTCTACTTGGTCTTTGTACTTCAGTTTAGCTTCCTTGTTCATCACCATGTTAGGGGTTGAACTAACGATAGTGTTAGCCTTGTCACGCATCTTACCTAGGGCATTGATATAATCACCGTACATGTTTTCTATAGGGGTGCCAGAACCAAGGGTCTTAGCATCTTTAACCATCTCAACAACATGGTCCGTAGAAATGGTTTTAGATTTCTTAATCTTAGGAGCAAGCTTAGGATTAGCTGCTAGCTCTTCTGGAGTACGTTCCTTATACCAATACTCAAGGGTACGATGTTCAGTCTTAGACCTAGAAATAAGAGTGGATGCTCCATTTTTTATTTTCCCAGTAATAATATCATAGTGGTCCTGATAATCTTTTTTTAATTTAGGAATATCATTTTCTCGTTCTGAACGTTTATAATCCAAATTATGTTTTTCAGCGTCGATAACTACCATGGAATGTTTAACTGCTCTAGCAATTTCAGATTGACTAGCGCCTTTAAGAGTCATATCAGTAATAAGGTTAGATACTTCTCCCATTTTTCTTTGTTTCTCTGGCCAGTTTCCTTTTGAATCACGCTTCAAAACATTTGGGTCAGGTGACCAATACATATTAGTATCAAAATTCTTAAGCTCTTTTAATGAACGACTTGTTTTAATTCCATTTTTATTATTAGGAATAACCATAACAGTATCACCATCGAAATCGGCGCCCGATAATTTAGATGCGACTGAAGAATCAATACCGATTGCATCCTTTGCACCTTTCATAAATTTAGCAGGGCCTTTTTCAAGCTTGTTATTAACTGTTAATTCTGGTAATTCAAAAATACCGCCATGAGGATATCGAACTAATACAACTTTCTCTCCGTTCTTGAAGTTAGGAGCGTATACTTCATTTGCTTTGATACCGGACAAAGGTAAAATAACTTGACCTTTCATTCTATCAAAGCCAGTTAATTTTAAATTATGACGTTTTGTTGTTAAACCGTCAGCAAAATCTTGCATTAGGGCTTTCTTAATAACCGGATTGGTCAGAGCATTTATTTCATCAAACTCTTTTTGTAATTTTTCATAAGTAGTTTGAATACGACCTTTAACCAAAGCAGGAGGTTGTTTAGAAACAAACTGAGATGATAAAGTCTTAGACCAAGTTCCCCAATCACCTTCTTCATTAACTTTATTTATAGCACCTTTTTGTCCATTGGCTTTAATTTGAGCACCAAATGGATTATCAGGGTCATCTTTTAATTTCTTAAGTACAGATTCTTTTGGCGTTCCTTGTTTCTTATTAGTATTGAAAATAACATCAACACCTTTAGGAAAATCTTTAGGGTCGCCGTAAACAGCCATACCTTTAAGATAATGTGTGCCACCAACTCCAATACGAACCTGAGCATATTTGGAACCACCTAAATCCAAGTCTTTTACTCCAGGACGAAGTTCCATAACACCGTCTTTGTCGGTTCCGCCTTGCTCGTCATAACGAATATTAACACGTTTCCAATCAATATGTTGAATTGGTTTTAATCCTAATTTAGTTGAACCATCTTCAGTTTTATATAAATTAGGAGGAACAATTTCATGTTTGTGTTCACGAACAATATCTGGATTGGCCTCTTTGGTAAGGACCTTCATTTCAACCCAGTGGTCATCATTAGTAGCATTTTTAACATATACTTTATGCATATGATAACCTTCTGCTTCTAATTGTTGAACTGCACGTTTAAGAGTATTTTCTTTAATACCCAGTTGTTGTGCCGAACCGAGACCTACGTCCAAATATGGATTATCTTTGATAAGAGCTTTAAGATCATTTTTAACGCTCTCCATACGATTAACATTATGTCGAACTTGTTCATTCAAATTCATACGAACAGATGACTCAGGGATACCAGTCCTACGAGATATTTCTGTAGGGCCTAATCCTTTCTCATGAAGCTCTAAAATCATTGATTGATTTCGTAAACGAATAGTTTGATTGGCGATAGTATTACGTGCACGAAATTCACTAGTTGTAATACCGAGTTTAGTTGCAATTTGAGTATCACTTAAACCCGACTTACGATGTTTTGCGACAGTATCGGACCATGATGTAGCCCGTTGATAAGCATTTTCACCCGAACCCCATGCATATCGTCCACTATGCGGAACATTTCCTTGGTGTGGAGTACCTTGGTGCTCGAGATAGGCTTCTTGTAAATCCATCTCAAATATGGTCCTTTCTATCTAGGTTTGTTCTCGAGAATACCCGAAAACTCTTTTATTGTGTGGTATACATCATAAACGTCTTCTGCTTCAGGAATATATGTGTCAATATTTTCTCCTTGATAAATACGTAATTCAAAATCAGTTTTTTCAGGAGCTACGTTGTATTCTAAACAGAAATATGCTGCATACACAAGTAATTGTTCCATTTTTGGTTTTGTGACGCCAGTTTTTAAGTCATGAATCCTAAGAAATCCTCTCGGATTATCTTTCTTTGGAGGGTCATACCTGATAGCATCGGCAGTACCAAAAGCATAAGGAGAGTAAAATAACAATACTTCACTATCCATTCTAAATCCAATAGCATCATTAACAAAATTGGCGACTGCAGGATGAGTATAGCCAGGTAATAAACGTATTCGATGTTGAATAGCATTACTTGCAAACTCATGTAATTCAGTTCCTCTTTGTTTAGCTTTTTCATTTTCAAATCTTTCAACCAACTTTTCGGGGTCATATTTTAGCCAATGACATTGACTTGCACTTAAAAATGAATGTTTACCCTCGAATTCTGGATGTCTGTTCCATTTCATTGAGAACCTCCTCTTTATTCTCAGGATATATTGTTCTAGCCCATCCTCCCATAGAATTATACTTATTCAAGTAATATTCTTGATTAGGGCGATAAGGAGCATTAGCGCTACGCTTCACTTCGAGATGATAAGAATAAGGACCAATGTCCACAGATAAATCTGGTATACCTTGAATATGACCAGAATCATTCTTCTTAACAATAGCGCCAGGAAATCTAGAATGAATATCCTGGATTAGTGTTCTCTGAAAATCTCTTTCAAGTTTGGACATTCTTTATCAATCCAATTCCTTTCATTAAATTTCTTCTTGCTACGAATTGAGCGTTCAATAGCATCATCAATAGAAGCCGGGGATTTAAGATAGAGATAAAATAAATCATTAAAGGAGGTATTGACCCTGTTAATTCGACCTTCGGATTGTTCCATAACTCTATAGGAATAATTCAGCGAATAAAACAAAATCGTATCAGTAGTTATACAGTTCCATCCCTCGGCTCCGGCCGTGTATTGAACCAAATATACCCATTCAGCAGCATCAGGTATAGGTTCATGTTTCTGACCGTTCCATTGATAAAATGCCCTATTTAATTCTTGACAAATCTCTTTGAGAATATCAAGTTCATAGGTGTAATTATAAAAGACAATAATCTTTTCACGAGTCATTATTTGTTGCTTAGCATTTTGAATTCTACGAGGACTTGTGTTAACAATACGTCGTAGAACTTGAGTAAACTCTGAAGCATTAGATATAGGCAACTCCGTAAAAGGATTAAACCTTGTATCAATAACTCGTTTATACAACTCTTTATCGAAAGCCGTATTAATATATTGTCTATTGGTTTTGGTTGTTCGAAAATCAGCCATTGGTACAGCTAGATGACGTCTCAACCGTTCTAGTCGGTCCACCTCATGATATCGTTTTATCTGAGGGAACTTAGAATATGGATTGTACTCAACATGTCTATCTACGAATTCAGTTTTATTTCTGTAGAAATTATTTGCTAAGAATATACACATCCAATCCATCCATACATCTCCGGGTGTTGCGGTTAACATAATCCATTTATTCTTTCGAGCAATCTTAATAAAAGATGTGCCCCATGAACCATAGCCAATAGCTCGTTGTTCATCAAATAAAAAGAAAGCATCTTTAACGTTTAAATACTTTGTAATATTATTCCACGAATCAACAGTCCCTTCGATGCCGAGCATTTCTAAATCACGATGCCACTCTTTATCATTACGTTTCTTAGCAACTGTAATAATATAAAGTGGTAAATCATGATGGTTTTCCATATAATAAAATAGGCCGGTCAAGGATTTACCCGAACCGACCTTACCGCACAATACAGAACCATTATGCAGTCTATCAACCGCTCGCCGTTGATAGTCGTATAATTCAATTTTAGAATCCATACTTACGACGTAGAGGATTATCCACTACACGAATATAAGCATTCTTCAGATTAAGACGAGCGTACTGTCCATCTGGACTTGGGTCTCGTCTAGCAATTGTCATATCACACAATGCAATTTCCATATCATCAAGCATAGCCAATTGAATTTCATCATTTAAGAACATACGGTCTGTCGGTGAAATTTCTTCATCGACTGGAGTAGTTCCATCGTCATAAATAATTGCAATACTTGGAAGACCAAATTGTGTGTACACACGAACCTTAAAGAAATATGATGGTTCAAACATGTCGGGATTCTCCGCCATCTTCGCTGCCATTTCATCGGTAACATTTTTTGGTTCATACAATTTAACATTAACGCCATATTGTTGTAGAAGGTCTACATCTTCAGGATTTACCTTAACATTAAAATAACGGTCACCTGCTCGGTTGTACTTTTCTTGACGCCCACTAAAATTACGAGCAAATAAGAATTCAACATCCTCAAGGATGATTTGCGAATTAGAGATCTGTGAAATTGTTGTCATAATATGTCCTTTCTATTCTGACTAAGTCTGACATTATTTTCAAAAAAAGAAGAAAGGAGAACAAATCAGCAGAATTTTGTTCTTCCTCTCTATTATGTGCCATGTAAATCCTGCGAATCCTAAAATCAACCCGCGAGGATATTCAATCACGTGGTCTCAGGAGTTTTGACTTTGAGAGTTCCGTGATTGATAGAAATTGTTTGTGTACTTGGGTATTCGTCTTGAAGTTCGAGAGCATCGATATAGTCCTTAGGCATGTCATCAACAATTTGAGTAATATCCCCAACCTTGATAATTTTCTTAAGACCATCGACTGCAATCTTATCGTAGTAAGAGAAATCAACATCTTCATAATCAAACTCTGAAGTTTGTTTGAACAAATATCCTTTTGTTCCAGCAATAGATTTAAATGTTTCATTGTCTTCGGTCCACATGCATTCTTTTCCAGATTTAGAAGCATATATAGAACCGACCTTACCAACGAATTCGTCACCAAGATAAATATGACCTTTCGATTGTTTAGTGATGAAGAAATCCTTATCGACTAATTCTTCTTTAGTCCAAACGCGTTTCAACAAATATGTGTTTGCATACTCCGCACCAGTCGGTGACCATTCATCATCTTCGAGCTGAGCAATATAAACGGCATTGTTAATAAGCGCCATACGTTTGTATGTATGTTCGTGTTCAAACTTGTAATTATATTTTTCTTGCTTACCAAAGTCATGAACAAATTTAATAATCTTATCATCAGCGTCTGGGATTTTAACAGAGTCTGTCTTAATATGACAAACCTTATATCCTTGTTCTTCAACAGCAAATTTCAAGTCGACCATAAATAAAGCTCCACGTTTTGCAACGATGTTGTCGATATTATCTGGGTGTTTGAACTTGTTGTCAAATTTAGCAGATGTCATTCCGTATACGGAATTGATTACAATCTTCAATGCAGTTACCAAAGGTTTGAGATATTCTGGGTTATCCAAGAACGGTGCCAATACCCCGTCAAACATTTGTTTAACTTCATCAATCTTATTATGCTTGAGCAAGACACGAACTTTAAGTAAGTCAGCATATCGTTGTGTATATGGACCGAAGTAGTTCATATTAACAAGAGAGTTCGGATGCATAGACTCTACGTCAAGCAAAGCAATATTTTTGTACACTCCAGGCTCAGCATACACAAATCCACCTTCGCCGGTTTCAAAGCCACGGTAATATGACTTACCGAACTCGTATTTGTATCCTGGGAAGATTGTGTCGAGTTTAACATAATTGAATTTCTCTTGTGGTCTAGGGTCATCCCCAAAGATAAATTTAGCAGTAAGCTGATTGTTTGTCGCATTCATCGAACCTTTGGAAATGGTTGCTAGAATTTCACGCGCAACATAATCTGCATAAATAGCGTCAAATAATTTCTCAGTTGCATCGACGTCATTGACACAGTAGTCGACAACGACAGGAACTAATTCATCAGGAACAGGTTGGTCCCAAGGGATTTCCATTTCGACGTGTTTAATTCCTAAGTCAACTTCCCAACGCTTGAGTGATTGTTTCTTCTGAGAGTACTCATAAATATCGGTATAACTTAATTCGTAAGCTGCCGCATACATTCCACTCTTCGCATTTTTTTCGTTGACAATTCTGTATGACTGACGGAACAATTCTAAATTGTCACATCCGAGCAAGCGCGCATAAAGAATATGATTATCGTATCGTCGATTGTTGAAACCGACTAGAGGAAATGATAGCAAGTATTCAATTTGATCTGGAGTTGGATTAACCCATCGAACAAATTCATCATCACCATATTTCTTCCATACGACAACAAATAGATTCGGATACACCTCAATATCAAAGAAAACTAATTCTTCTTTTGGATATATCTTCGTGAAGTTTGTAAGCTTAGCTTCAGTTGCTCCATCGTCATCACGAATAGACGACCATGGGATTTTCTGAAATACAGCCAAACAATAATCACGGTTGTTAGTTGAGCGCAAAGCTCTTAAAAATACATCATGCTTCAAATCAGTCAAGTCATATTCTAGACCCATATCATATGCTTTCTGAATTTGGTCAGCAATCCAATCGATTGTTGGTTTCGTGTTCGGATGACTTGGTTTCTCACCCTCAATAAGACCCAACTGTCTTTTGACAAATTTACGGAGTGTCTTCTCCGTGTATGTTATTTCTTTTACCTCTTCGTACATCTTGGCCTTTCTCTCTTTCAGCGGCAAGCCCGATGAAATATGAGATGGCTGGAGATTGTTTGAAGCTTTGTCAATCCGTCTCAAAGAGGCGTTGCCTTTATACACTTTGATTTCAATATGCTCATCAACCAAATTATCAAGTTCATTTACATTACCATCGTAGATATAATGCAAATGAATGCCTTGACCTGATTTGGAAACCTCAGCATAAGTTGGAGGAAATTTCGAAGCAGCCTCAATATTTAAATCAAGGTTCTTATTTCCATCCTCATCCTTCAAATCGAAATCAATCACAATATGATTCAACGGAACTTTAACCCAGTGTAGTTTTTCCGTATGAATATCCTTGAGAGTCGTTCTAACGTCCTCCCATTTCATCATGGGATTTCCATTTCGTTGCGCAGCTTGCGCAGGATAGTCTGCAGCAAGTCTATTGAATACACGATTGTTGTAGTCGAATTTAAGCCAGTTATCTGGAACAATCATTTCGTCCGGATTACTTGTGCTGACAAGTCCTTCTGGAAATGCAACATTCCATTTAAATCCTTTGAAATAATTCTTAACTCGAGTACCATCCACAGCGCTATCCTTAACCATTGTCTCGAAATAACGCAAAGCCTCTCGTTTGATAACAGCTTTATATCCATCCGTCTTCCATCCCATGTCTTCCAAATATTCTTTATACAATTCACTGAGTTGACGAAGACTAATTCCTTCTTGCATATAAATTGCATGTGAGCGAATGAAGTCAAATATATGGTCAGTCTGTTCGGCCATCTCAACATCGAAGTATTCGTCAAAATAATCAAAGCCCAATTCTTCAAATCTGTTAATTGCCATCTGAGCAATATAAGGCAGTTCAAATTTGATTTGAGCCATTAACTGATTATATTTTGTATGACTAACTTTCTGTCCACTAGGATTTACAACTACAGCACGTCGAGTAATACCAGAGTCAACGTTACGAACTTTATAACGTTGGTTTGATGCTGTAATCAATAATCCTGTAAATGTTACAGAATAAGGTTCTTTGAACTTTTTATTAACCTGAATAATTTCATGACTTGTCAATTTCAATAACGGCGTATCATTTTGAATATGACTGATATCCGTATCCTCATCAATTAATAACGGTACTTCCTGGACTTGTCCTGTTGCAAACTGGTCATTGCTAGTGAGCAGTTTCAAGTCGATAGGAGCACAGTAATCTTGAAATAGCATACGAAATATTTTTAAGACTGTACCTTTACCGCTACCTTTTGAACCATACAAATACATGAACTTCTCAATCTTATGCATGTTGTTAGAGAGTAGTGCCCCCATAAACCATAATATCTTATCGAGTTCCTGGGGCATATATAAAGTACCTACCAATTCAGTAAATGCTGGAGCATCGCCTTCTGTTGGTGTGTAATTTAATTGAGTAGTAGCATAGTCATGTCGTTTCATCTTGTGGTCTGCGAACAATATCTTTTGGTTGAAAGATATATCACCAGACTCACACGCTTTACAGAAATCTTGAAATAACCTAAACTTACCAACCGACGCTCTTCGAATTTCCTTTACATCAACTCGTAAGCCAGGTCGACCGTCTTCTAGTTCTTTAGCCCTTCGCCAAAGTAAAGAGTCAATATCATAAAATAAGTTCTTCTGTTGGGTGTCCCAATAAGAACCATTCCAGTATGCATAGAATTTAGAACCTTTTACTACTAAATCCTTTGTATCACCAAAAATGAAATCGGGAGATACTTCATAATCAACTGTTCTGTTGTTTGACGTGAACTTTTTTATAGTAACGTCTAAAAAATCCACTATATACCTCCAATTCTGCTATCACCCAAATTTCCCCCGTTTTGCCCCCTCTCACCATTGTATATATATACTAGTTCACTTTCAACTCATCCCAATATACAATAGGAAAAGGGGTCGTTTTTGGGGGAGAAATAGGGGATTTTTATAAAATTTTCACCTTTTTCTCAAAATCTTACATCAATATTATAGGTCATCAAGAAATCCCCCAAATTTCCTCAGATTTTTTGGGGGATAGTTTAGAGCCAAAATTAGCCATTTTTAGACCAATTTTCCATAGTATCAATGCAAATTCCTACAGTCCCTCCAAGTTTTCGAGGCGTTTTTCCATAGAAATATCACTATTTAGACCTAGTAATCCACTTCAATTCTACCCGATTTACCTGCTGATTATCCGTTTGATAGCTATTTGCAACCTGTACAAGGTACTCAAAACCATCAATTTTTGCTCGAATAATCTCTCCATATAAGGTAGTTAGGATAGGATTTCTCGCTAAAGATACCTTCCATCCAACCACCAATCGGTCCTTATCATGCATATATTTACAATCAAAACTGTCGAGGACTACTGGCGAATTACTTACTTTCTTCATTTTTTACTTCCAATTTAGGCTGCTCAACCAAAGGTTGTGTGGTAATTAAACCGTCAGGTTCTACAGTAAATGAAGGTTTAGATTCAAGTCGTCCATCAGGAAGAAGCAAGTACCAACCATCATTATATTTAATGAAGCAGTCAGATTTCATGTCGCCATTAACCGCGTCTAGGTAATACCAATTATCATAGTATTTAACCCAGCCTGTGGCCATAGAACCATCACGATTGAAGTAATACCAGCTGCCAGCAATCTTAACCCACTCAGTGGCCATATATCCTTTTTCATCGAACCAATACCACTTACCATCAGTATGCTTCAACCATTTCTCAGCATACATATAACCATCTTCATCGAAGTAGAACCATGAACGGCTCTCAGAGATATACTCAAAGCGGTTTGTTGGATATGAACCATTTTGACGTACATACCACCAACCAGTATCATTTTGTTTCCATCCTGGTTCAACAGCTTCTGCAGTTCCTTCGCCTTTAAGACGATATACATAGTAATATGGTTGTCCGGCAGCATTCCAACGTTCGTCATGGTCGTTTACGCTAATACCATTGTATGCATAGTTACAGTGGATGATGTTATCGCTGTCAACAAAGATACCTGTGTGCCCACCAGCACCTGCTGAATATCCTTTCTTACCCCAGATGAAGATATCCCCGCGCTTAGCATCCCAAGGTTTGTTCTCAGAAATGAGCTCAAAGCCATTTGAAGTAAGCCAACCATGTTCATATTCAGTGTTTACTGCCCAACCAGCAGATACTGCTCCACCTGAGCGTAGAGCGTAGTAAATAGATGAGGAACAGTCATATCCATCAGGACCATCACGATGGTCCATACTGTAATATACTTTACCTTCACGATTTTTCATCCAAGCTAGTGCTGTTTCTAAATTAATTGTCATTTAATTTTTCTCCTTGTTGTTTAAAATAAAAATTTGGTTTATAACCATTAAAATAAGGCGCCTTTTTCTCGCCATTAATACCCTCAATTAGAGAATTATCCTTGAATGCTTTTTCAGAAATACCAATTTGATTCTTAATACTACTGAAAGTTTCAGAGTCGACAAAATGGATAGGATTTCCATTCTTATCAAATTCCTTTCTTCCAGGTTTACCAAGTCGAATTTCACCTTGATACTCCAAATCATTTCCGAAACGGTTATCCCATTTCTTAAGTTTTTCCTTATCTTCCTCTAGACGAGTGAGTTTAAGGGCCTTAACAATAAATTTGATATTGGCTCGGACAGTAGTGATTATGGTTGTTACCATATCCTTATCGATACCAGTAAACTGTATTTTATTCTCGAAATGTTCAAATTTATCAGTTTCAATGATATACATAGAAAGAAATTCAATTTGATTTTTCATCAAGATTAGATAATGCCCGTATTGGTCAATATCCTTTGAATTCTTCAGTAGATTATAGTATCGCTCAATTTCTTTTAGATATACTTCTACCGAACGAATACCTGTGTAAAATTTGGTCAAAACTATCACTCCTTCTTAGCTAACGCATCATTTGCAACTTTGATAAAATGTTCCAATCCTTCTTTAGTTAGATTGGGAACAAGACAATCTAAAGCTACCATAAGGTCATGCCCATTAACAGATTCTGATATTTTGTTTTTGTAATCCAATATCGCTAATGGGGTAATATCAGTCTTACCGGCGCCACTAGTTAGAAGAACTTTAATATGCTCGTTTTGTTTAACGAACAACTCCTCAAGTTCCTCATAAATATTTTTAGGCTCTTCCTTCGTAGGTATAGATACCTCAGGAATATCCCCCGGTTCCAAATCAAAGCAATCCATTCCAGTTAATTTAGATAATATAGTCCTTGATTTACCAGATCCGCGAGGAAGTTTATACCCACTAACACCATGCGGGTTATTTAAATTTTCTTTTAGTACTGGTTTTAGTGTTGACATAGGGAATAGATCACGCATTGATGTCGCACCAATCTCAAAAACGTCAATTACATCTTCTTTCAGAATTTGATAGTATATGTACTCACCATTTTTGAATGTTTGAACTTCGAAATATTTGTCCTTTGGCCAATAGTCAATACTATAAACATATCCAAAGCTTAAATCATAAATATTACCTTCAGGGCCAACAAACTTAACCATTAGTTTTACGGGTTCATCATATACTACAGAGCTATCGTAAATAACCTTATTTAGAAGAATGGACTTCTTATTACGTTCGTGAGCATGAGATTCCTTAGTATTAACTATGCCAAAACTTTTGATTTCTATATATTTTCTATCTATAAGTATAGTCATAACGTCCTCCTATAACCAAAATGGAAAAATCATTCCAAGAACAGTGCGTTTGCGTTCGGGCTCTTCTTCAGGTTCCTTAAGATCTTCTAGAGTTTCATCTGGAATATGGAACTTTTTGGACCGAAATTCAGACTCTTCGTCACCCCCGGGATTTTTGTCGGTTTGCGAATAAATTTCGGTAGCTACACCTTCTTTAATCAATTGCTTTTCATCAGGCATCAATTCAGCAAAAGTATCTACGTATCCAGAAAATCCATCAAATGATAATTCCGGACTACGTAAAATAAGATTCGCAATTTCCTTATACCACTCATTGCGTTGATTTGCTTGAGTTAATTTAGTATCCAAATCATACTTTGGATTTCTTTGAGCCAAGATATTTGGCACAAGCACGGCCATAATACCATTCATGGCTTGAGAAATAAGACGTACTTCTACAGCGTGTTTGATGCTAATACAATTAGCATTACTTTCTAGAGTTTCAATGAATTGTTCTTTGAACTTTTCCAATTCTTTGTCGATTTGAGAGACAAGTTCATCAGAAACACCATCAATAATCAATTCCCGTTCGCAATTATGTAAATCCGCATGAGTGTTAAAATATCTTTTGAAATCTTCGAATTTAATATTTGGAGCATTAAGAATAAAGCGAGCAATTTTTTGGTAGTATTTTTCACGTTGGTTAACGATGCGTTGGCGTTCGTCTAGTTTTACCTTAGGGTTACGCTGCCGTTTAATATCATCAACCATTAATTCGATAATAGCATCCATACTATTTGAAATGATTTCTTCTTTCAGCCTATTCAACTCATTATCGTCATTTCGTTGATGTTCTTTATTAATGTAATAAAAATGGTACACAATAACGCCATAGATCCATTCACGAATTTCGAATGGAATATTTTTAGAATGATCGAACAAATAATCCTTAATAATTGAGATAGACTCTGAGCGAGTTCCTGATTGTACAATAGCCTTAGCGATAAGCCCCGCGTCATCGGAAATATCCATTAGCACAATAAGCTCATCTTTTTCCAACTTCATTTGAACAATGCGATTAATATTATCCAACATTTTAAGAATGTATTCCTTCGGTTCTGGTAAGTGCACTACTTTACGGACTAAAGGTTTAAATGGTTTGTCTAATGTGGCACGAAATTCAACTGTTTCCTTAGCATCTTGAACATTATACTTAATAGCATCAATCATATCAGGACAATCATCTCCGTGAGGATGCTCTTTTTTCTTAGTTAAAGTCATATATGGTTCGTCTTGACCGAGCACGTATACATGACATACCTCTTCTTCCTTCCCATCCTCGGGGTTTTTAGTACATTCAGTATCGCCAAAGATAAATTTAGCCACTTTTTGGGATGAGGTTTCCCCATTCTCAGCTCGAACGCCCTTCAACCAGCATGCAGTCAATGCAGCATAGTTAGATAGGTCTTCTAAGGTGTCTAGGAGGCTCTCAGAGCCCACCTGCTGCGTTCTAGAGTCGTCCGTGATTGCTTCTAAGCGGTTCATTTTGTCTCCCATACGGACGATGCTAGCCACGATTCCGTGCTTGTCTAAAGATTCTTCAAACGAGTTGCCGTAGTCACTATTTTTCTTGCAAAATGTAGAATATTGTCCATCATATTGCTCACGCATTGTTTTTTCATTAATTTTTGTCATTTTTCTTCCCCTCATAGTGTTCTTCTACGCTAACATTTTTCATAGTATTAATCACATTCTTTTCTTTAGCTTTCGAATATTTAAAGATATCAATCTTTTTAATTCGACTTGGGTCAATCGGTACGATTACTTGACTAACTGGCCCAGGCATTGTATGCATATACCAAATTAAGACATATGTATCACGTATTTCGACATTAGTTACTGTTTCATAACGGTCAAAATCTTTACCGTTAGTATACTCGATATAAACACATTTCATTATTATACTCTCCTACTTTTCCCAGTGAGCGGAGTAGGTTTGATGATTTCATCAATAGCCATAACATCCGCCTTCAAAATTTCTATTGTAATAAAATCATTACCCGACTTAAATTCTATCTCACAGAAATCAACCCCCGGCCACCATTTAATTGATATCACATCTTCAAATGTGATTTTAGTGATATCCCCATCAGTATTCACATATTTCACTGCGATTGTTATTGGGGCAGACCAATTTAATAGCATGTTAAATCCGGATTTCAATCTATCCAATAACAAAGAGTTTTCATCGGGTGTCTCTCCATGATTAACTCCTTTGAATATAGACATACCAAACGAATTAATTCGCTCTGCCATTACGCTACCTCATTTCCTTACCCGTAATAAAATCGGCAACTGCTCGAAGGTCACATTCAACAAAGTCTGCCGTATTGGGATAGTCAAGACTTTCTTCATGGTTTAAGTCAAATCCTAACCTAACAGTTTCTTTATATTTCACCTCGTCAGTGATACCTCCATGTATGATGTTATCAATAATATCTCTATACTTCTCTTCTTCGGAGAAAGGTATCTCTATATACCCACAGTACCATGAAATACGTCCGGATATGTCTGGAAAATCCTTTTTAAACTTATCGATAGTTTCCTTAGGATATGTAACCTCGGTTATCATGCATCGATAACCTTTATATGTAAATTGTTTTACAACTCTATACATTGATTTACTCCATTATACGAACTACTTTCCACTTCACAAGTTTATTTAACCCGATTCCATAATTTGATACATGCCCATCTTTCAAAACATACTCAAATTTAAGCATATCGAGACCAGCTTCTTGAATATAAGACGCGTTAGTTACATTGATAATATTTACTTTTTCGGGTGTATTATCTTTATCTAAATATTCGATTTCAATCTCGTATTTCTTACCAACATTCCATTCAGGAACAATATCACCTTCATTATGCCACGTTGGTTTAGGGTAAATACCTTTAGAACCATTAAAGTCGTCTAAGGATTGGAACATGCTAAATTGTTTAATCCGTTTTAGGTCAATATTTGTGAGGACAAATACGGATTTACCTTCTTCATTTTTATTAGTCAGATGATGACCAATAGATAAATAACCAGAATCATCTTCACATATAGTCACATCGAAGAATAACTGATCAAATTTTTCGTCATAGTATTCAACCTCAACTACAACACCTGTTTTTTGAATATCGTCCATTTTAATTATCTCCTACATTTTCAGGTTCCCAATATTGTTCGCCAGCAATAAAACGTCGAGTTTGCTCATCGGTTAGTTTGTGAATTTTCTGCATATCCAAAATGAATTCGTTATAGTAATCGAAATTGTCAGTTACTTTACCTTCACGTCGAACAGTGTCAAATTCAGACCAGTCCAACTCTTCTGGATAAATAGGAGGATTCAAGCGGCGCAGATGAATAAGAGGAAATTTAATCGTATGGTCTTCGTCAACTTTTAGTTGTAGAGAAATTGAATTATCCCAACCAAAGAAATTGTCAAGAGGTTCAACATCAAGACCAGCAGTTCTTCGTAAGTCTGCTACAGTTACATTTCCGCCACTTTGAAGATGCCGTAAAATACTATCGAGCCACATCATCATTTGGTCTTCGGGGGCAGATGATAGCAATTCAAATGCTTCGTTAAAAGCTTCTGTTTGTTTTTCGAAGTCCGCGGGTTTAATAACTGGTATGCGTGTAATATCTAGTGAATATCTCATTTTATTGTTCTCCATTCAGTTTTTTCTCATAGTCTACAATCCATTTAGGCTTTTGCAGAATATCATAGTTATAGTAATTTTCCTCACTAATAGTGGATAAGAGGAAGTAGTTGTGAATATGCAGCTCAGTTCCATTAGGTTTATGCGCAGTGAATGGAATGTTACCAAATAAGCAGTCTAAGAAATCGTTCTCAGGGTATGTGGATAAACGAGCCTTTACATTTGGGTGTCCAGTATAATGGTCTGTATCAAATTTAAACCTAAACATTTTCATATAACCCTCTTTGATAGAGTTAGCCATATATTTGTCGAAGTTCAAATCAGTCCTAAGCATGTCTAAACAGAACAGTTGTTGCTCTTTTATACTTTGAAAAATAAGCATACGTAGGTCCTTAGACTTCTCAGAAATAAGAGCAAACGGGTAATACCCACCATTCTTAGTATCCTGCATAAGATTGTATCGTGTTCCCACAAAAATGTTTAGTTTAGGGGACTGAATATTATGGTCAAGCATTACACCGTTATAAATATCAGCCCATCTAACATATACCGGAGAAAATGACTCGGTCTTTGCGAAGTTTTCGAGGTGGGATTTAATCCCACTCTCTTTCACTTCATACTCAGACCCTTCCCAACCACTAAAGAATGATAAAATTCCCTTTATCATTTCCTTTTTACCTCACTTTCCTTAACATAAAGGCCATCATTAATAACTCCATCAGTATACTCCTGAATCCCGAAAGTATACAAACGCTGCGCATTTCCATTTAATGGTTTCATAGAGAACATAGGATATACATGACAATACATGTTAATGAGTTTAATTAACTCTTTCGCATTTCCATTCAATGCAAAATGCAGCATTCGGTCATACACTTCAGCATTATTACTTTCGCCAGATTTGTTTCGAAGAATACAAATACATGGTAAATCCCAACCTTTCTTGTAGATAATTAGGAAATTATTACCAGCAGTAATGTCTCTGATATAACGAATCTTACCAGTACGATTAAACAACACATTATACTCACCATTGTTTAGAGTATATTTTGCAGTCTTGTTTGAATGATACTGGATTACTTTCCACGCATTGATATCCGTAAATTTTTGATGCCTAAATAAGTCGTTGTAGAAGTATGGCATTTCTTTGTACCATACTTTCCAACTGTAATCCTTCCAATCGGATAGAATAACACGTTTATGTTCAATGTATTCTTCCAAACGGTTTTTAATGTTCCCACTCACTAACTCTGTCTTCAACAGAAATAAACTCACAATTTCTTTTAACATTTTATTCACCTAACCAATTAGTTTCTTCTTTTGGATATTTAATTCGAAATTCCGGAACAAATCGTTCATCAAGAATATCTGAAATAAGCTTATTATGCTCGTGCCACATACTTTGAGACTCTTTATACGCCTCCTCAGTGATATGGAAGAGTCCATAAGTACCATCAACATTCGATTTACCAAGTCTGTGACGTTCAACGAAGGAAACGATAGTGTCATGGATTACTGGGTCTTCATCGTATTCGAGGTCTAGACCTAACGTTTCAACCATCATATCTGCGAATTGTTCGGTTGTTCCTGACTTACTTGTAGCAAAGTCGAGCTGCTTAGCATAGTAAATAATCATTTCACCGATGGAAGCCCAGTCAGAATATACAGTACCAAAGCCGAAGTATTCGGTTCTGTCACGGATAATATCTTCACGGATGTTCTTATCACCAATATTTTCTTTAATAGGAATATACTCCCATGAGAATAATACTGCTAGATTGTCACGGAGCTGCGCATCTTGAATATCATGGCGCTCCATAACAAGTGCCCGGTAGTAATCATAAATTTCCTGGGTATTAGCATCATAAATAACACGGTCATACTCCATTTCATTTGCAATTAAAGATTTAATTTGTGCTGTCATTTCACGAGTCATACTAATAATATCACTTGCAGTGAATTCGTTATCACGGTGATTTAGTAGTTTTGTCCCTTCCTTGATTTTTTGTACATATTCGAATTCATTGCCATCCAGGTCAATTTCAGTAATCATTTCCTCAGTTAAAGGATTATAATCAACCCCGAAACGCTTTTCATATGGTGATAATTCTCTACGAATATCTCCTTCTGGTGTTTTATACCAGTCCAAACCATCATTAGGAAGACCATCGATTTCACGAATATGTTCTTCGAATTCCTTTTCGCGCTCTTCCTTCTGCGCAAGTTTTTCTTCCATTTTCTTAGCTTCAGCTTGCTCAACTAATTCTTCATAAGTTAAGCCTTCAGCTTCCAAAGCATCTTCTTCTTTCCACCATTTATAGATACGATAAGCGCCGTACCCGACGCCTAACGTACCAACAATTCCCAAAATAACTTTTGTTGGCATATTCATTTTAGTTTAGTTCCTTTCTTGTTTTCTTAGGAATAAAATCTTTGATATTTGTTGTCGCATACAAGTTGCGAGGTGTCTTCCAACGAACATAGAATTGGATTTCATATTCTTGTTTGTTGTCATTCCATACTTCATGTGTATCCCATTCAATATAGAATCCATCAGTATCTGTCCAACCGAATGGTAGAGCTGCTTTAGGAACTTCAAATCCAAGAGTATCCAATACTTCGGCGAACGTCAACATGCCTTTACGCATCATTTTTTCAGTTAATACATTTTCAGCTTCCTTAATAACACCTTCGTTGTATTCTGGGCTATCTGAAGCATATTTGTATGAGTTCTTGAACCACATACCATAGAAATCACCTTCATTAGGTACGATTGACTCAACTTCGATATCCTCACCATCGACATTTACAGTCTTAGTTTCGAGTGGGGCATCGATTTTCTTGAATGTTTCTTCGTCTAGGACTGTCTTAGCACGTAGACGATAACGAGCATGTTCTTCGGTAACCATAGCAAGTGCTGCAGATACTGCTTTAAGACGATTTGTTTGGATAGCGAAACCTAAAATAATAGATGCTGTAGATGCAGTTGCTACTGCTACAGGAAGAGCTACATCTTTAGCTACGTCCTTAACAACATCCATACGAGTGAATTCTTCACCAGCAGCTTCCATTTCTTCATATTTAGCTTTCGTTGCTTCAAGTTTCTTACCAGATTTGATACCTTCATATACAGAATATCCATATCCAACAAGACCTGCACCTAGCAAAATAACGGGTGCATACTTTTTACCTAGGATTTTAGTCGTAACCCAAGTTGTTTTGGCTGTAGCTTTGATTGTGTTAATATTTGGTAGTTTCATTTTTGTTTTCCTTTATTCTTTTTCGTAAGATACTTCATTAACATCATTTGATGTTTCGAATAATAATGTGTAGGCCATCGCATTTTCACTTGTGAATCGTGATGAGGCAGATACTTTCTTATCTTTTCGAATATGGTCTACGTGGTTAAAATCAATAACCCAGTTTACACCAGAATGTCTGATTAAAACATCTTCTGCTTCTGAGAAAATCATTGGGCGTGCACCAGGGATTTTTGGATAAATTCTAATTTTCAAATTCAAGCTCCTTTTTCAGTTCTTCATAGGTTAAATCAACCATTTGAGAAATAACATTTTTGTTCATATTAATGTTTACCTTTACTTACCCAGATATATGCCAATACCAACCATCCAAATGGTGGTGTGCACAATAAGAATAGTGTTCCTAGCATTTTCTTCATGATATGTTCCTCCTTTATAGTTCATGTTCAATTATAGGTTTAACGATGCCTTTAGTAACATTAATAAGGTACAGTTTGTCCTTATACATTACAAATTCACCGTCTGAGTCTAAACCCATTGATTTGGCAAGTTCTAAGATTTCTTTCTTCGTTTGCTCAGATACAAATGTCATGTTTTATACCTCGACAGGTTGAGGGAAGTTAATTTTAAACCCTCCACCTCGAGCAGCAACAATACGAGCACCTTGTAATCCTTGGCCATTACCTGCCAAGGTCCATCCGAATGATTGGTCTGTAAATTTAGATGGTTGGTCGCATAGTTCATAGAAATCACCAACAGTCACTACACCATACGTATCCAAATTTGCCATCATAATATTGAATACCTCTTGAGCATCTTGTCGCGTGTCGAAAATAAGTTCTTCCACATAGTTAGAAGCTTTGTGACTTCTTTTGGCAAAGTTTTGTGTGTAATCTTGACGATTATTATCGCGCCATGAGTCAATACGAGTCACATTGTTAGCTGAACGCCCCCAATATCCGGGAGTAGTTCTTCGAGCATGAATATAATCTTGACCGAAAATAGCGCGTTGAATAGCTGTCGTTGCCATATCCGCAAGTCCATTTTGGATGCTTGGAACAACTACTTCATAGAACATATGTCCCGACCATCCACGAAATCCTTCTTCCCCGAAGAACACATTTCCAAGCCATTTTCCAACCCCGGATTTTTTCACCTTTGCCTTTACAACTGGTTGGATATGCTTGTCCATCATCTCATTTGCTTCATCCAAAGGCTTAACCTTAGGTTTTACTTTATTATAATCTGTTTTTGTCATACTCTAATTCCTTTTACCTCTGCCATCCATCGAGAATCTGCAGCAGCCATATATTTCCGAATTCCAGAAATAGCTCTGAAGTGCTGCCCCTCAAATGACATTCTATTATTATACACATTTAATTCTGTTGCAAAATCCGCAAGAGCAATATCTCGTGGGCCATCCAACGGAATGAAAAACGTCACTGTATGGTTGCGGTTTTCTACTTTAACCGCTCCATAATCTTCTAAAATAATCATAATCATTCATCGCTAGTAGTTTTGTTTTCACCAGTAGCATATCCCCACACGTAATGCACAATTCCGATAAGTCCTCCGGATAAAAACCCAGCCACTCTAGCATCAAGGCCTAGGAAAAATACAAATGCTGTGTATAGCATCATGTAAATAATTCCACCGGTTCCCAACATCATTAAAAATCCTAACAAAGTTTTCACTAGCTTCTCCTTTCTAATTTTAAAAAAGAATACTGAGTGTAATTCTCAGTATTCTTATGAAACTTATTCTTCGTTTGTGGTAGTAAATTCACCATCAATTACGTTTGAATCGTAATCTTGATCTTCAGTTGCGATAACTTCTTCTTCCGAAGGTTTTGGTGATAAAGCATTAAATGCTAGTACTGCGAGTCCGCCTAATGCGACTCCGACTACAATCTTCTTGATAATTGGTCTTGCGTGTGCAGCAATTTCTGCTGTTGTTTCCCAAAAACCTTTATCATTTTCAACTACAACCGGCGTTACTTCAGTAACAGCCTCTACAGCTTGTTCAGCAGTTTCAACTGCTTTATCTTTAACCTCTTCAGAAGTTTCTACAACTTCCTTGATTGATTCTGAAACATTTGTATTTGACATTGTGATGTCCTCCTTTAATTTTTATCGTTTCATTATAGGATATGTAAAATCTGCGTTTACAATCCTTCCAAACAGTCGGATAGACTAGACTTATATGGCACAACTAATTCCAGTCCATGAGACTCTCGTATTTTGTTTATGGTTCTGAAAATTTCCTGAATCCTATGCCGCAGCCATTTTTGAAGACTCATGCCATCAGCTCTAACTGTCGCAGAATAATGGTATGGTTTAGGCGCTGGGTGTTGTATATCATTCAAATATACGTTATCATAGCATTTGTACAACGCTGTTATGTATTCTTTTTCAGAATATGTGTTAGGCATCCTCGTCCTCCACTTTAATAAAATGAATAACAACATTAGAGTTCGGAACTTCAATTTCAATTCCCTTATTGCTAGCGTTGAAGCTATCCACAAGATGGTTCATTTGTTCATAATCCATCTCTAAGCGTACGTGTTGTTTCATGTTAAATAATCCTCTCCTAAATAATAACGTAGCCACGTCAACGTGTCCCAGTTGTTTGTATCTACACGATTATAAATTGTATCTATAATATCTAAAAAATATCGGATGTGCTCTTTGTCAACTGCGTGTTCTTTTGGATGAGCAAATGGTTCAAACCATAAGTTCTCTCCCATTATACTTTCCATCTCATCGTAGTAAAATCCTTCAGCTAATGAAGCGATTAATTCATCTACCATATTTCGAGATATATTCCACAAACAAAGCTCACAATCCAATTTCTCAGTATTATCCGATACCATAAGTAACCCAAATATATATCTCCGATAGTCCTCTTCAAATTTTAGTCGAGACCAATTTCGAATGAGTCTATCGATATACCAGTCGTCTATGAAAAATAATTCTTTTAAAGGTAAATTAAGTATGTTTTGCGTTACCGTATCATAAAATTCTTCCTTAGACAACACTAGGGTATATTCTCTGGTAGAATTCATCAGTTCAGCCTGCTCCTTCAGTATTTTCTTCTACTACTTTATCATAGTATTTTTCGAATTCCTTACGTAATTCTTTTGCACTCATATATGCTCGCTTATTATCTGGATTGTCTTCGATTTTGTCAGCAGTATCCAGAATAAGCTCATATAATAGCATGTAGTTTTCATGGTCTACGTCAGAAGTTCCAAATATAGTATTGTAATATGATGTCTCCAACATGGAAATCATCATTGATTCAATAATCTTCCTAGCAATTCGGAAGTAATATAAATCCATATCCACCACATGCATTTCTGGTGGAATTGTCATTATGAATTGAAAATATCGTTTGTAATCTTCTTGCGCTGGGCTCGAGCCAGTTTCATCTGGTTCGGTCCATGCTGCGATGTATTTTTCAATCTCCTGTTTAGGCATTAATAAAATATCATCTAGCGGCATCGCTTTAATCATATCAATAATGGTCTGCTTGAATTCAGCAGATGTTTTAACAATTGGTCTCGCCATTTTTACCTCACTTTATAAATTATCCCATATCATTTTATTAAAGAAAAATTGCATAAAAAAGAAGAACATTAATCCAAATACAGACATTAGAAAACCAATAATTCCCATAGTGTCCATCAAATATAATGACAATGCTAAACCAGCTAATTCAATACATATGAATAAACAATTAATTGCTATCATAAATAATATATCCATTAAATTGTATCGGAATGCATCTTTAATTTTCTCCCACATTTAGTGTTCTCCTCTCAAATAATAATTTCTGACAATTTCTCTGGTTGTCAGTTTTCCATTATAAGCTCCATATCCATAAATGGTATACATCCATCTATCTTTACGAATATCATATTGTAATGGCGTTACTTGGTTAATAATTCCAGCTTTGAAGAAATTCAATTCTTCATGCAGCATTACCGGTTCTATTTTATGTATATAATCTGCCATGTTTGAATATCGTTCATAACCTTGCATCCCAATTTCTTGGCTATTCGTTGCCACTTCAATACTAAAACAGTTATCGCCAAGCAGCTTAACATACTTCTTTAAAATTGGATTTTTAGGTTCTCCCATTATTTACCTCCTCACAAAAAAGAAAGGGATAAGTAATCCCTTATATTTATTTAAAAAACTTAGATGATACTACTCCCCACAGTTTAGATGTGATGATATTCATTTGTTCAAATTGTAGAACGCCTGCCATACCGACAACATCGACAATGGTTTTGAGTATAGTTTCTGGTTTAATCTTATTTTTATCGCGTTCATTCTTGATAGCAATAAGTTTTGCCAATTTTAAACTCAAATCCATTACCTCTTCGTCAGTTTCAGCGAGACCAATTTTAATTTGATACTCCTCGATTTTTGCATCTAAACCGTCAAAGCAGATAGCCATAAGTAATTTGTTCATATATTTTTACCTTCCTTTCATTATAGCCTAGGGAAATACTGCGTATGCTGACCCATAGTAGCCGGTGGAAGTTTTGGTTCATCAAGAGCCCTTTGTAATGTTATACAATATACGTATTCCATTCCATCAGTATACACACTGTGACGCGTCATACGAGTTAAAATAAAATCCTTATCAAATAGTTTTGCGAAATGCACCGCTTTTTTATTTTCTGGTAAATAAAACAAATCGTAGTATAATTCGCTTGACGCTTTTCGTTTCGGCAATATCAATTTAATTGAGTCACCGTGGGTTATTAAATTAACCGATTCTTCATATGCATCTATAAGAAATGAATATGTCCTATTCTTTGTCGTTACAATAAAACGTTCAATCATATTTATCTCACTTTCACCAAATGTAACACAATATACGGTGTACGAAATACATTTTCTGATTTACAAAAATTCATACTCTGAAGAGAATAATCTTCATAAACTTTACCACCAATAATAAATGTAGTCTTACATTTAGGAGGTATTGTCAACTTCGAAAATCGACACGCATTCCTAATGTGTTGATAATATGGTATAGTCAAACCAAGTTTCTTCTCAACGTATTCTCCCGTAAACCAATTGTAAGATGACTCATCCCAAATAGTAGTATCTAGAAACGAGTATACCTTACCGTCTATCTTAAATATAAATCGATTAATTGGTTCCATTAGTTATCTCCAAAAATCTTACGCAATTCGTCATTTTGTTCCTTAAGAAACATAGATTCGCCTAGTTTCCCTTCTTCCCCAATCGCTTCATTAAGTTCGCGATTAAATTTGGTATTTCGTCTACCAAGGATAAGATAGGCAATTGCAGTAAAGATGCCTGTAGCAGCCATACCAAGAGCAGCTTTAATTTGCTCATTCGCACGACCGTCGACTTGTCCACGGTAGTACGCTTCTTGCATGTCTTTGTCATCAAATTCCACACCTTCAATTTTAAACATATCTTTAAACATTTTATTACTCCTTTACTAACTTAAAATTTTATCCAATGCACGTAATGTTGTTACAATATTACGAACATTAGAATATGACAATCTTGTTTTACAATATTTTGCCTTTATACATAATAAATACAAATTATTAAGTTTGCTATATATTTCTTCGATTTTAAACTCCGCATAAATATCATTTGTTTCGTTAGCTTTACGACTAACCTTATGAAGTTTATTCATATCCTCACACATAATACTGATACTTTCTGCGCAGTCATTCTTAAGTTGCTTATTGAAAAATAACCATGTAATTAGTGAACTACGTTTTTTCAATTTATCATTATTCAGCATATACATTTTCAGCCTCCTCCAATTCAAACATCTTTTGAATTTCTGGGTCAGCATTAAGTTTAGCCACAAGTTCGTTATCAATTTTAACATGACGACGGTGAAAATGACGACTCAACATTTGTGCAATATACCCAACAGTAATTAAGGTTAGTCCTCCAACGAAGGAGCTATTTCTTAGACGACCAAACATAATTTCTGACCTACGATTAGATTCGTGCTTTGAAATATCTTTTGAATATTTAGAATAGATATATGTGTATAGTTCTGCTTCTTTTGCGTTTAGTTTTACGTTTTTAATTGTCATGATTAGTTCTCCTTATTAATTTTCAAAAAAGAAGGATACATTTAATGTATCCCTTATTTAATCCCAAAGATAATGTCAACGATTTTTACAATCGTAATCATTTTGATGATTTCCCATAATGTTTTCATTTTGTTTCCTCCTTTTAAAATCCTTCATTACGAAGTTTCTTAAGCACTGCTTGTACAGTTGTCAGTCTTCGTTTATGGAATTCTGAGTCCTTATCGATATATCCATTCTTTTCGAGTCTTTCTACATAAGACTCTTCAAGCACGGCGTATAAAGCCAAGAATCGAAATCCAATTTCTCTAACCAATTTTCTGAACATAGTGTGTTCCTCCTATAATAAATATTTCTTCATTATAGGGCATGTAAACTCTGCGAGGGTTCTAAATGTTTTCTTTGAATTTGTTTTATAATTTCGACAATGTCATTAGCCCTCATATCATTCCATGTTTTTACAAAATCCACAAGATCTTGTCGCGTATGAATATCAACAGTTGTTGGATAATACCAATGTATTTTATCTGGTGCTTCCAATTTAATTAAGGCCGCTTCCGACATATAATTATCGAATACCTTAAATCCAATACAATATCCATTACTTAAAGGATATGCCCATGCTGTATAAAATCCATTATCAATAATTTTGATAGGATCTTCACGGTTAATTTGAGTTGGTTTAGTGTGAAATTTTACTTCTGTCATTTTATTTCTCCTTTATAAATCAATTTCTGGAATATCTTCAAAGTGTCTTTCGTAAAAATCACTAATATACAATTCCTCAGGCGTTCCTTCAATATCTTCAACCATCATAACTGGTTTAGATACGTTATTATATACAACATCTATTACTTGCAAAACTTTATAAATTTTGTCACCTTTATAACTCTTATTAACAAAGTAATATTTGTCGTTAGATTCCTGAATTTGTTTTAATATATTTGTGGAATCCTTTGGCTCATGCACAAATGAAGAATGTTTAGATAACATAGCATAAAATTCTTCTTGAAAATAATAGATGTTACTATTATTACTAAAATGTTTACCGTCAGTCCTAGTAAATTTATTATTTACACCATCTGACATTTGAATAATTGGATTCCAATTATACGCGTTAATAATTACTGTTCTTACCATACTCACTTTTCCTCACATATAATTAAATTACAATTCGTTAAACGCATCTGCCATTTTCTGGTATTGTACCTGAATGATAATTGGATTTTTCATTGCTGTTAACATATCTTTCGCAATATCTTCTGCATATTTCTTCATAAAGAAATCCTTGACAAACATGAAATCTTTTTTCATGTCTTCATTTTTAATTTTTATAGCATCTTCGGCATGCATAATAAATAAGCTTGTAGCTGCTTTATCAATTGTGTTCTCTAGTCTAGGATAATCCATAACAATACTCTTAAACATAAATAATAGCTGCATATCGCCAGGATATAGTGCCAACAAATATGGCTTAGTTAGAAAATTAATAGGTTCTGGATTATTCATCATCTTTACCTCCTCTGAATAAAATCCGAATGATATCAATTAACATTATAAATGTTAACAAATGTAATAAAGTCATGTAGTTTACCTCCTTTACTTGACTTCACAAAACCCTCCATATAGAACTGACAATGCATGAGGTATCCTCCTTAAAAATAATTATTTATGGAGAGCTTGGTGAAATCAAAAAAGAAAGGAGCATGTAAGCCCCTTGCTTTTATTTGTTGTCCATAATCTTACCGATTACACCTGCAACTAGAATAAGTCCTCCGAATAGTGTGCTATATTCGAGAACGCCTCTGCCGCACCCCTTAGCGAATGCACTAATAAGTCCATCCTCTTCAGTGAGTCCTAGCGGTGTGTTCTCGTAATTAATCAATCCGAATAATCCTTTGTCCATTGTTGTGTCCTCCAATAATTATATTTCTTTCATTATAGGATGTGTAATTTCTGCGAAAAAAGAAAGGAGTTATACACTCCTTCTTAGTCCCATTCTTCTGCCATATATAGTTCGTTAATTTTAACCATTAATACCGCGTATCGGTAAGACGCTCTAAGCATGTCTCTAAGCCTGTCGTTTTTCTTGAATGTTTTACAATCCTTGACTAATTGTTTTGCGCATTTTACAATTATAACGTCAGGAGCAGTTTCGACATTCTTTATGATATCTTTTACCGTTTTTATGGTATAATTAGGGAAATATTTTCCGTAAATATGCATGTAATGATCGTAAGAGGGTACAAACCCCTTTGCTTCTAAATCTTTGATGTTTTCTTGTGTAAAGTTAAATTTCATTTTAAAACACCTTCCTTTCATTATGTGCTTTGTATAATCTGCGTTAGGTTAATTTCCTATAGTCATCAATAAGTTTATCAGGGAAATATTCTCCTCTGTTATTCACGTCCAATACAGGAGCTTTCTCTCCCTCGTCTAACATATCAGCGACTGTGTGTGAATATGCCTTAATCGTGGCGAAGAACATTGGGGCATCCTTCTTCGAAATATACACCGTCTGTGCAGTATGTACTCGCTTAGGTTTTGGGTTGTGAATACGGATACCTTCAAAATAACTCTTGTCAGGGTCAATAAATCCAGACATAATTACGGGCACGTCATTACATACCAGATTCACATACACCACATATTCTCCAATCTTCTCGTCGAAATATGAGTGGATGTATTTAAAAAGAAGAGACTGCACATTTGGCATTCTCTTAGTTACTCCGAATTTTCTTCCTGTCTTTTTTGCAGTTTTCCTTTTCTTGCTAACTGGCATAGCAAACCTCCTTTAATTATTTCGAAAAAAAAAAAAGGGTGCCGGATTTGAACCGACGACAGCCATCCGTATTTACGTTATCCAATTTGGGAAATACGAGCGCTCTAACCACTGAGCTAAGCCCTTTTCATTATAACATATGTAATTTCTGCGAAAAAAAGAATAGAGTGGAGTTGAACCACGTCGCCCCTCCTGAATAATCAGGATGCTCTCCCGCTGAGCTATATTCTTCATTATATGGTATGTAAATCCTGCGGATTCAAAAAAAAAGAAGGGATTTGTAATCCCTCAGTGTCATTGCAATGTTAGAAAGAATCTAATAATTTCTTCAGTTTCAGACTCCATTTCTTTTTGTCTGTTGCTGACTCTAGTTATTAAGTTCTTAACTTCTTCATCGTCAATTTCATTGATTTTCACAAATCCCAACTTCTTGTCGTTTAAAATATTTTCCAACATTTCGTATGTTTTACGAGCATATGCAGTTCTAATATATAGTTCTTTCGAACCAATAGATTCCAAAATAGCAGATAATTCAAGTTCAAATCTTTTGAGTATATTTTTGTAGTATTCGACAATATATATATTAGCTTTTGAATTAACTAATATATAGTCTTGCGCAATACTTAACATTTTACTCATTTCAATGTCCTCATAATATAATGCTACTTTAATCATATTGATTTGATTCATATTAATTGCGTATTTTTTTTCGTTTGACATAGTAATGTCCTCCTATAATAAATTTTATTTCATTATAGGGTTTGTAAAAAATGCGAATTTGAGATGAAAATCACACCCGGGCAAATTTTTGAAATTCAAAAAAGAGGGAGCCATGTAGACTCCGACTTTCTATTTATCTCCAATAATTAATACTTACCGCCAGCTAAGATTGCAGCTTTCTTACGTTTAGTTTTAGCATTAGCAATATCTCGGTTGAAATTATTATTTAGATCTTTATAGGCAGAAGACATCTGCTTACGAGCCATTGTTTGACGTTCTCGGTAATCTCTACGAGATTCTCCATCAGCTTTCTTACGCTTGCTGAAAAATGCATCTTGACTGTATTTGTTAAAGATTTTATCATCACCATCTCCATGACGAGAGAGGGCTGCCTTTTTCTCTTTCTTATATCGTTTGTTCGCTTTAACCATATCTTTGACATAACGATTACGGAACTCAAGAGATCGAGTAGTGCCCACTAATGTGCCTACTTTTGATCGTTTATGGGAAGCAGTGACTGCTCTATCCGATAGAATTGGATGTCGCAGTGTGTTGATAGCTGTTTGACCAGCGGCAGATCCCCAGCGTTTCATACGCTGACCCCACTTCATACCCTTGACTCCGTGGTGTTCAATGATGTCTTGGCAGCTGTCGGTGTGTAGTAGTTCATTTTCTGAAATGATAATCATATTTTCTCCTATTTATACATACTTGCTATTTTGGTGTTTTCCTTGAACAAACGATCATGTTTCTTAATCTTTTTATTCAAGCGATTGACTGTTGATTCTTTTAGAGTTTTACCTTTACGTTTAGCGCGTTGTTGTTTTTCTTTCAATAGTTCAGCATACATATTGGATTTATAATTATGTCGATCTCTCTGGAATCTATATTGATGCCCATCTTTATATCCACCAGAATATTGAGGTTGTCCCCATTCATTATATGTTACTTTAACATAATCCGGACCGCTACTATCTTTCATTTTTGAATGCAATTGTTTTAAATTACTATGCCGACTTCTAATACCCCAACGCATCCCCTTAATACCAAAATGTTCAATAACATCTTGAGATGATTGAATCGAAATATAATTCATTCTAACCTCCTGGATAATGAATTTGTGTGTTTAACTGGCTAATAATATTAAGAATATCATAATACGTTCCCCCAATTTGCATTAGGATATTGAAAATACTAAGAACCAAAAATAAGATAAAAAGCATCCCAATAAATGTTAGGATGCTTAGGATTTTAAATAGTTTATCCGACATTAGCTGTCAGGTTTCAATTCTTTACGAAGATTGTCGATGAGGGTATCAACTTCTTGTTTGGTGTAGAGATTTTTATTGACAGCTCCTGCCACAAGAGATACTGGGAATTGTAGTAGGACATTAAGAGATGAACCTTCGTGCTCTCTATATGTCAACTCAAAATTTTCTTCGTCCGTTGACAAACGTACTCCCATTTTACCCCATGCGGATGCGTTTGATAGGACAGTGTTCGACACCCCATTAGCAGCATCTGGTCCATCGAGAAGTCTTGAATTAATCCAATCACTATAAATATGGTTATCCAAATAATGTTTAATATTGGATCCAAAATTCGTTCCATTATCATAATCGCCAGCAATGTTAAGGTCAATACTTCTAAATTGACGTAAATTAACCGAAGACTTAGTTGTTCCGTTCTTTTTGAACTCTAGCATATCCGTATCCTCGTTTAATGATAGAGTATATTCATCACCAGAAGTTGACCCGGGTTCTCCTGGTGGAACATTAGGAGTATAAGTGAGATGTGAAATTTTATCCAGTTGAATTTCTTCTTTCACGATATACTTCACATCTCCAATAGTTGCAATAATATCGCTGCCATCAACTGATCCAATAATAGCTTCTAGGTCTACTGGATCTGATTCAGTCTTTACGTTTGTTTTTTCTTCTAGGACTTTTTGAATATAATATGGTTCTACTGAAGGATTTGGTTTACCTTGTGTTGCGTCATCGTTTGATGAATGAACAAAGAAAGAAACATCAATAGGAGAACCAGTAACAATTGCTTCTGTGAATCCAGTACTTCTTTCACTTTTTGTAATAACCTTATATAGAAAATTAATGCTTAAATATGCTTTAGCATCTGTATTGAAGTCTTCATCTTGATGGATTGTTACATCAATTGACTTCTTATCAGAATTCCATTTTAGGCTAACATTATCGCTCTTATTTTTATCGCCAACCATAAGAGAAGATGATGAATCCGATTGAGTATTTGTAAAATCAAAATCGATAAAATTTTCACCATAAGTTTTTTTTGCATCTTTGAAATAACTTTCGATACCCAATCGAATAAGCGTATCTTTTCCATCATAAATAAGTGTGTAGTTTAATTTTACAGTATTAATAGCCATTTTGTTTCTCCTTTATATTACGAAATCTTAAATGGCCAAGCTGCAGCTTTACCATTTTGACCAAATTCACCATTTTCCATAAATGCAGCTAATGGTTCTCCATTGTATACCATTTCTTGGTTAAATTGGACAATAACCAATTTACCTTCTTCTGAAATCTCAGTGTGAGATTCGTCAAAGAATGTAGCAATTTCATTGCGCACATATGTCTTACCGACTTTGAGTCGAGGAATAAGAGCAGCGAGTTTATTGTACACAATACCATAATGTACATTTTCAGACATAATTGTATTAAGAACCATCGCTTCGATAAACTCATCACGACGTTTGTTTTCTTCACTTTCTGCAGTAACTAGTTTATCCAATTGGTCAACTTTTTTAGCAGTTTCTTGGACTTCCCATTCTGCGAAATATGTCTTGTGGAATTGACGCATACATTTGTCAACGTAATCTGCTTGGTTGCGGTCATCTACAGTATGTTTACCTTCCAAATATACTGTAATTAGGTTTGTTGGGGTGTCGGTAAATAACTCAAATTGAGTTTTTTCTACCTTACCCTTCGCATCGTAAAGATGGTAGTGACTTCGAATTTTAAATGAGCTCATAAGTTAGCTCCTTTCTAAGAATTTACAATAGGAGGAAGATTTAAATCTTCAGGGTTAACTTTAGTAACAGTTGCATCTGGATGGCTATTTTGAATATCTAATTGCATTTGAGCATTGTCTCGTTGCAATCGAGCTTCTTCTAATTCTTGCAAGACACGTTCATATTTAACCTCGAGTTCAATTCGAGCCAGTTGTTCCTCAATCAATCTCTGAGCCAACTTAGAGCCAACTTGTTCTAATAATTCTGATTGTTCCATAATATCCTTTCTATCCATATACACCAGTATGCCAGTCTGCTTGACCTGGATTCTTATACAATGGTACATAGTATGCGTGATTTTCTCTAGATCCATCAGTCACATACAAATATGCTGTAGTTCCAAATTCATTTGGCGATTTTGAAAACGTCATAAGAAATAGTCCTCTGACTGCGTAAATAGACATATCCGGTCTATTGCCAGGCCGCGATAATGGGTAATTAATCCAAGCATTGGTCATTACTGGAGTATACTCATTACTAGTTGTAACTTGTCCATAGAACCAAGTAGGACCGTAGAAACGTCCATTAGTTCTAATAGATGCGTTTGTAGTATTTTCATATCTCCAAGGAGAACCTATAACAGATAATGCACCATTAGTAGATGTTAACAGTGTTGAATTACCAATATTAATACCTCTAGTAAATAAATATTGGATTTGTCCATTAATCGCACTTAAATCAATTAAGTTAGCATTTTTACCTACAATCTTACCAGCATCCAAATTAATAATTTTAGCGTTATTGATTGTAGCATCTGCAATTTTTGCATTGTTAATCGCACCGTCTTGAATCATAGCATTTTTAATAATACCGTTATGAATAACTGCATCACCATCAAGTTCAATAAGTTTGCTCTTAAGACGAATGCCATCAGGAGAAGCATTGATTTCCGTCTTCAATCTAGACGCTGAGTCTAATACTCGAATTGCGTATGAGTTGCTAAGTTGTTTGACAATAGTACTTGACATACCAGTTGCTGGAATATACTCGCCAACAGTGCTACCTCGAACGAGCATAATATCTGAAATAGATAGTTTACCAACTTTATCTACATATGCATAGAATGGCATCATATTTGTGTTATTGAATGTCAACTTCTCAGTCACAGTGAATGTATTGGTATATTCCGTCCAAACCCCAAGTTTGATTTTATGTCCCGTACGATTATTGTTTGCACCTAAATAAAATACATTATGCATTTTATTTCTAGTATGGTCTTTAATCTCGACATTATATGCACTCTCCCCAGGAACATCCTTGGACGCGTCAATTAAATACTTAAATTTTACAGTATACGTCTCGCCAGGGTTCATAGAAGACATAGCAACTGGCAAAGTTACACCAATCCATCTTTTGGGTGATTTAACATTTCTATTAATACTAATATCAAAAGCATTTTTACCATATAGACCAGGAATAGGCGACATATAACCCATTTCAGTTCTAAAGTTTGTTTTAGCACCTTCAAACGTCTCAGTATCCAAAATAAGGTTTGTACCAGAAGATGCTCTGCTAGTTATTGTGGTTTGGAATTTCTCACTATCCATAACCATCTGGGCAATCTTAGTTGGAATTCCATTCTCAGTTTCACCAATAGTCCTAGAGAACAAGTCAACCTTACTCAATACGTTTTGGAATTTTGTATTATTTTTAATATCAAGGTCATCTGGATGATTCTTGAATCCATTGACGTATTTACTTCGTTCCAATTGGATGTTGGTGATATACAAATCTAAATTAACTGATGGTGGGAAAGATACTTTAACCAATATTTTATTGAAATCATTGGTCATTTTAAATGTCGCACCAATTCTTCGCATAGTTTTACCAGTAGATGGCATATCTATAAATTCAGGGTCTTTTCTAGTAAAGTCTCGTTCGTGTCTAAATGTGGTAACATTATACCCAAATACTTCTAATCGTAGGAATTGTTTATATCTATCCCAACTGTCCATATTACCTCTAGCTATATCGATAGAAAGAGTTAAATATTCACCTTTTTCAAAGTTATCTGTAATATATTGCTGAATCCAACCCCAGTTAGTGGTAGCACCTTTAACTCGAGCAATACCTTTTTTACCGAATCGTGTGAATCCATCGGCACCATCAGTACCTATTGTGGCTCCTGCACCAACAAACGACCAAAAAGTACCAGAAAACTTAGCATCATCTGCCATCTGATATTGGAAATCGCCATTACGAAGTAAGTTCTGACCAGAATTGTCTACTAATAAATCCTCAGCAGCGGCAATCCAATCCATACGAAGATCACCACTGTACATCATACACTCAGTAATCTCGAATTCTACAGGTGTTGATATATCAACTCGGAATCGAACATTTGTGGCTTTGGACCACATGTTATGGTTCATAACAAATTTACCAATCCTGAAGTTCTCTCCGGTACCATTTATGTTCTTTTGAGTAATAGCCAATTCTTCAGGGTATGCCGAAATACCACCAACATATGAAGTATCGTCCCAAAGCTCGGGTACAATTCTCGCATTAGTTACATTTTTAGCAAATTTAACTTTGAATTGAATTGTTAAATTCTCATTATTGGCAAGCCCTAGTTTTTGAGGTGTTTGTGAATTAATAATATTATAACCCGGAACAACATCAAAAGGTCTTGCCTGAGTAATATTGTATGGTCCTGATTTCCGTGTTACATCAGTTCTAGACAAATAATTACGACCACCGTATTTCTTAGGTAGCGTTCGCATTGTCTCAGTAAGTGTTTGTCGTACAGAATTGGCTTCTTGTACGGCAACGTTCTGAGCATATGTCTTAGCAGTCCCCAAAGTGTTAGACATGGCCGATGTGATTGCTTGACGAATCTTACCAGCGTCTTGAACGATGCTTGTAGAGATGATATTTTCAACTGTTCCTGGAATATTTTGAGTAACGCGATTTACAATTCTTCCTTCAGATGCAGTTATCTCAGCATTTGTATAGGATTTTGATTGTGTTAAAGCATCTTCTTTAGCAGTTCTAACCGCGAGCTCAATTTTTCCTGGAACAAGATCTAATGTGGATTTAGCTGTGTCAAATGCAGATTGAAGACGCTTAGTTTGCTCGGTAGCCAACTCAATTCTAGAATTAGTTTGGTTGATTGTGGACTTGATGTTTGTTATTTGATTATTGAAATCGCCAAATGTACTTTCTAATCTTGACAAATTCTGAGTTATCGTTTGCTTGTATTCAGCAAAGTCTTCCTCAATCTCATAATCATTAGGATGCCAATCAGATAGTATCCAACTTTCTTCACATTGCCATCCAGCAGTGTACAATACAGCCGGGTCGTTGTCTCTATATTGGAATAAATACAATCTGAGCCTATTATTGTCCGAAATATCCGGCTTAGTTTTAACCTTAATGTAAAATCTACGCCACTTAGTATTTACAGGGAAACCGGCGTTATAAGAGTCCTCATGAACTATTTGTGAATATATTGACGAAGGATGCACAATATATCCAATTTTGGAATCCGCAGTTGCTTTAGCATAAAATGAAATTGTATATTCAGTGTCGGGTTTACAAATAATATCTTTGTCGGCTGGAGGATTATTCCATACATAACGAATATTATCCGCACTAGAACGAGTTGACAACTCTCGTCCATTGAGATTGAATTTCTCAGTAGATTTAGTCCAACCCCCATAATATTTAGCATCCATAGTAGTAGGGTCGTGGAATAAATTGGTAGTGCCTATTCGCAGTCGGGAATATTTAGCAGTCATACCGTCTTCCAAATTTTGAATTTCTTTTCGAATTTTATTCAAATTTTCAGAAGCGAGTTGAAGTTGTTTATCACGCAATTCTACAATTTTATCACTAAGATATTTTTTAGAACTGTTTAAATCTTCCTGTGACAAAGCTATTGCCCGGTTCGCTTCTTCAATCGATGACATTAGTTCTTCTGAATACTGTTTAATAAGGTCAGATGCTTCTTTAGAAATATTATCGATATCGGATCTAAGAACCTCATTATCGACACTATACTGATCTAAAAGTGTCTTGGTTTCTTCCATGGCACTTTCAACCTTAGTGCTTATTTCTTCAGAGAAATCATGAGGCATTATTAACACCCATTGGGTTCCGTCGAAACGATAAAGGTCAACCTCACCTTCAGCAACTTCTTTGAACCATAAGTCATTCGCAGATAATCCATCAGTTGGAGGCTCATCAGGCCCGTAGTAATTTTTATTATTACCACTTGCACTTGTGAGAATGGCATTAATTGATCCTTTTACATCAGTGAAATAATTATCAACGGCTTTCTTGGTGAAGTCTTTCCATTCCGCTCTTTGTGAATCTGCTAATGTTGTTTGACTGCTACCATCAGAACTAGCTACAATCTTAGTTATTCTTTTAGCAAGAACATCGTATTCAATCTCGATAACCTTAACAGTGACGTCAGTATCAATTTTTGGGACATATACATCTACAGTATCACAAAGACGAATGTCACTCAAACTTCTGAGAATTGAACGTTCATATTTTGTAGTATCCGCAAGAGGTAACATGTCAACTTCAATCTTGATATTTGGTTTGTCGACTGTAGGATTTTCATCGAAATACGTCGTCGCTTCTTGAGAAACCATAGAAGAGGTGATTACAATTTTAGTGTCCTCTTTGATTTGATCCATACGTGCTTGACGTTGAGCTTTAATACTCTCACGTTGACGTCTAGCATCAAGTTTCTTCTGAGCATTTGCTCTAGCTTTTTCTCTACGTTTCTCTTCGTTAGCAATTATCTTTTCCTCTTGTTTAGCATAAGAGTCTTCAATGGCCTGTTTACGAGAAGCTTTATCAGTTTTTCTAGAACCTCTAGAAGGATTATCCACCGCTTCAAGACGTCTTTGTTTTGCAGCAAGTCGTTCTGATTTCTTCTGTTCAAAGAAACGCAAACGTTCTTCTTCGATTTCCGTTTGTCTTCGAAGGCGTTCGCTTTCACTCGTATTACGTTTACTAGCGTCTTCGGCTTTGTTGGCATCTCTTTCTTGTTTAAGTTGAGTTTTTCTTAAAGCTTTTTGATTCTGCTTGTATTCGTTGAACTTGCTAGTAATATCAATAGGAACAATACGTTTTAAGTCATATGCGTCATACAAATCAGACTGGACAATATTACCATAAATAATTTGCTCTTTCTGGTTCTCACCTTCAGGAGTATATTTAGCGTAAGGGAGAATTCGAGTGTATTTCCCATTCATGTTTGTCGTGATTTTGATGTTCTTCAAGTTTTTACGAGGACGAATAGTTGTGACGTGCTCACGACCACGAGCTCGATACAAAGTAATCTTATTGTTGGTTCGTTTTACTTCACCACCATATAATGATGTCATAGAGGACTCATCCCCCATCAGTAACGACAGAACATTAGTGATTTCAGAAACTTCAAAGTCTGATCTAACTCCTAAGTCAGAATAAAACGTATAAGGAATTCTATCGATTGCATATCTAGTCATCTCATTCCATAGTTCTTGAGGTGACGCGGCTGCAGCGAAAAATGGTTTAACGACATTACCAGATAATTCCTCGGTAATTTTAGATGCGCCCTTTACAGTGATGGAATTTCCAGCAAGGTCTGTCTGCACATCATAAATTCGAAATGCATGAGGTTCATCATAGTCATTTGGTTGTGCTAATAGATAACGGTATTTAATTAAATCAGTGGCCCAGTCTCCTTGGACTGGGTACACTAATTCAATTTCTAATTTTCCATTACGTCCCTCCGTAACAACACACGATTCGGAGTCGTATAAGATTGCAATACCATTACTAGTAAATTTCTTTTCATCCTGTTCGTATAAAATAGGAATCATACTAGTACCCTCCAATTCGGTGTTATTTTAATACTTGATGGGATTGGGTCATTGCCCGTAGGTCGTTTAATAAGAACTTTAGACACCTTGTTGGGAGGCAATTCAAAGAAATCCTTACCAATAGTCCTATCATTCATATTACGAATAACCTTACCACTAATTGTGTAAACGGCGTAGTTTTC